CCATCGAGAAGTTGTCGGCCTGGATGATGGCCGCGGTGCCCGAGTTGATCGCGATGTCCGGCTGCGCGCTGGACGGGATGAAGACGAGGACGCTGAGGTACGCCGCGCTGACCGTGTCGAGAAAGTCGGGATCTAGATCGACCTCGACGTAAGGGAACGCCGCGTCGGGCGTGATGGTGACGTACTGGTCGTCTCCCCCGCCTCCACTCGGCGCGGCAGCGGTGACGACAGCAGTCGCGACTGAGGTAGCGGTCGTCACGCGCTAGAGGTCCGGGTCCTGCGCGATCAGCCCGAAGTCGAAGTGCCGCGTGCGGAAGTTGTCGGCGGGCTGGATCTCCAGCGTGCGCTCGTAGAACACCGTCAGCGAGTGTGAGCCGTCACCGGGTGCCGTCCATGACAGGGTGCCGCTCGTGGGCGCGATGATGGCATCCAGCGCTTCCCTGAGAGCCTTCTCCATCGCGTTGAAGCGCGCCTGGCAGGCACTCGGCGCTACCGACTGCACGATCATGCGCCCCTCGAACACCGGGTGGCGTGGCCCCTTCCAACTCTTATGGACGATGCCACCGTGCCCGAACGGGACGTCCTCGGACGGCACCCGCAGCGTCGGCCCGTCGAGGCCGTGGATGGTGTCGATCCAGTAGAGGTCGTCGTTCGACCCGTTCGCGAACACGCCGTTGTTGAACGTGATCGCCCCGAGCGTGTAGATAGCGGAGTAGTCGGCCATCTACATCCCGTGCGTCCCGCCGCTGGCGTAGTCGTAGGCCGCCGCTCCGCGCCTGCGCTGCCCGGCTGCCTCGGGGTGCTCGTGACCCTTGCGGTCGGCGCGTAGCTCGTTGTGAATCTTCCGCAGGAGGTCGATCTGCGTGTTGCCCTGCGCGGTCGTCACCGGCCGCACCGAGGACGCCACCGATGTCGTGCGCGTGCCCGGACGGTCGATGGGCAGTGGCTGCGACCCCGTGTTCGACGTGGTGCCGCCCACCAGGCCCGCGGTCGCCCCTCCGGGGATCAGGTTGCCGAGGAGGTTGAACGTGAAGCCCTGGATCGTCTGGAGGAACTCGAACTCCTGCTTCTTGGCGGCGAGCAGGTCCTGCTGCTTCTGCGTGTCCTGGTGTCGCAACTCCGCGATGGCGGCCTGCTCGGCCGCGATCTCGTTGCGCAGCCGCTTCCACTCATTCGTGCCGCGCTTGACGTGGGACTGTGCCTCCTTCAGCGCCCGGATAAGCCGCTGTCGCGCGCGGATCTCCTTGTTGATCGACGCCTGCGCCCGGTCCTCACCCAACCCCGAGGTTCCCGTCGTCGCCAACTCCACGTCCAGCTGCGCGCTCTCGACCCGCGACGAGTCGCGCTCCTCCTGGCGTCGGCTCCGCAGAGAGGCGATCTCTCGGCGAACAGCAGCCTTCGCCAGCCGCAGTTGCTGGAGTTCCGAACGCAGCGCCTGCGTATCCCTACCCGCCTTGCGCGCCTCGCGGATGCGCGCCTGCACGTCCGCGATGCTTCTCCGCAGGAACGCACGCAAGGCGTCGTTCGCCTTGATGTCATCCCCGAGCGCCTCTGTCGCCCCGGCAGCCGAGACGCGCGCCTCCCGTCGCGTCTGCTCGGAACTGATGACGGCGATGAGGGCATCGTCGCGGTCCTTCTGCGCCTGGAGAATCTTGTCGGCCTTGCTCTTGGCATCGGCAGCAGCAGCCTGCGCCTTCGATTCCTGCTCGGAGAGGATGCTCGCGATGGCGCTGTTGGTGGCGTCGAGCGCGTTGGCGGCATTCACTACCGCTGCTTCGTTCACGTCGCCTGAGGCGAACAGCCTCCGCTTTCGCGCGAGGTCGGCTTCCTGCTTCGCCTGGCGTTCGCGCAAGATTCTCAGGTCGTCCGACTCGCCGGGTGTCGTCTGCGCAATAGCGAGTTGTCCTCCGAGGCTCAGGCTCCGGGTGACTCCCTGCATCCCGGTGCCGATCTTCTTGCCGAACTGGTCCACCGAGTCCGCGATGGCCGACATGTCGCGGGCCACGGTGTCCTTCAGATGGTCGAGCGACTTGCTGCTCTCCTCGTCGCCTCGGCGGAAGTGCCCGACGATGGAACTGATACCCCGTCCGATCAGACCCGCCGGGCCGAGCAACTGAATCCCTTCGGCCTTCTTCAGCAGATCGAACAGCCGATTGCCGCCAGGAATCTTGTCCGCGAGATCGCCCACGGCGTCTCCGATCAGACCGATCCCAAAGGCCGCGTCACCGGCCCCCTTCGTGATGTCGCGGAGGTTCTTGACGAACGCCGTCAGCGGGCCGATGGTCAGTTTCCCGAACTCGATCCCGAGGTCGCTCGCGTCGTCCTTCAACTCCTGCGTCTGCCCCTTCAGCCCACGCGACTTCTCCTCGGCCTCCTCCTGCGCCACGCCGTACTCGTGTGCTGCCCGGGCGGTGTCCTGGTAACTCGCCCGCTGCTGCCCGGTGAGGGTGAGCAGGCCCGTGACCGCGCGGCGCGAGAAGATCATCGTGAGGATGTTCCGCTGCTGCTGCACGTCCACTCCGTCGAGGGCCTGCGCTAGCCGCTCGAAGGCATCCGGCCGTAGCTGACCCTGCGTGGTGAACAGTTCCTTGCGGAAGTCGAACGTACCGCCTTCCAACTTCGCGAGCGCCTCGCGCGCCTGGTTGGACGGGTTCGTAAGCCGCAGCAGCGACTGGCGCAGTAGCGACCCTGCCTGACTCGCGGAGACGCCTCCCTGGACCATCTGGATCAGCAGCGTCGTGGTGTCGCGGATCGACAGCCCGAAGGCGTTCGCCACCGGCGCAGCAACCCGGAGTGACTGCGCGAAGTCCTCGTTGCTTCCCGCTGCCGACTTGCCCGCGATGGCGATGGAGTCGGTCACGTCGGTCGTCTGCTCGGCGGTCAGGTTGTAGGCGTCAAGCAACTGAACGGTCGTGCGGACCGCATCGGCGTGCTCCAACTCGGCGGCCGTCGCCAGGTTCAGAATCGCGGGCGTTTCCTTGTACGCCTCGTTCAGCGTCTGCCCGCTCTCGGTCGTCTCTCGAATCACCTCGATGGCATCGAGCGATGAAGCCTGGAACACCTCGGACGAGCGACCGATGGCCTGCGCGTTCTCCTGAGCCTGCTTGAGTTCTGCACCGGTCGCGTGCGTGGCGAACTCGATCTGATGCATCTGCTCCTCGAAGTCCTGCGCGCCCTCGATCGACTTGAAGAAGGCGATGGCACCCGCGGTCGCCGCCAGGAACGCTGGGTTCACTCCGAGGCTCGCTCCGCGCAGGCCGGTGAGGGTCGCCGACTCGGCCAGGATTGCTTCACTCGCGTGTGACGAGAACGCTGCGTGCTGTCCCGTAGCGAAGGCAGCACGCTCCTCCGCAATCGCCTTTGCGCGCAGCGCCCCCGTCGCCGTCACCAGAGCGTCGATCTCGCCCACGGTCGCAGCCGTCGTCTTGTCCGTGATCGCGAACAGCGCCCGCTGCGCTACGGCGTCTGCATCGGCCGCTGCGGCCTTCTGGAGGTGCGCCTTAGCCGCCGCACCCTGAACGCCCTGCCCGGCCACCAGAGCCGCGTTGTAGCGCTCCTGTGCCTCCGTCAGCAGCGTCTCCGCGGTGGCCGTCTCCTTCGCCGCGGTAGAGAGGGCCTGAAGTTGCCCGGTCTGCGCAGCGGTACCGGCGCTCGGCGGGACAGCGAACTGCGTGGCGGCGAGTTGCCGCCTGATCTGTGCCTCGGTCTGAGCCTTGAAGGCTGCCGTCTCAGGCAGCACCTCGACGAACGCGACGGCAATCGGCTCGCCCACTAGACCCCCATTCCGATCCGCTCCAGGTTGGCCGTGTTCATCCGCGCGACGGCCTCCTCGTCATAGGCGTCTCCGACGTAGGCGGTGGCATCTAGTCGCACCTCCTCGGCCTCTGCCTGCTTCGGCGCGTGACCCACGGCCCAGGAGTCCAGAACAGCCACAGCATCGTCCAGCGAGAGTCCCTGCCGGATGTGGTCGTCGAGGAGGAGCGTGTATGCGGCGTCACAGTAGTCACGGATCGTCAGTGCACCTCGATCTCCTCCGGAGAGGGTGACTCGTCCTTCGATGAGGCTTCGATGGTTCCAGGCCCAGGTCCAGATTCCGAGTCCGAGAAGAAAGGGCGCTCGGTCATCTGCTCCCATACCCACTCGCGCAGGGCATTCAGTTGGCCGAAGTCGATGGCCTTCTCGCCGCGGAGCTTGCGCCAGGCATCGTGATCTTCCTCCGCGATAGCGAGCAGGATCAACTGCTCCGTGCCCTCGGCGCTGATCCCGATGACGACACCGCCCGAATCGCTCACCTCGCGCTCGCCGCGGGCTGCGGCCTCCAGCGTCTCGGCCCACTCGCTCGGGTCGATGGCGCGCGTTCGGAAGGTCACTCCCTCTAGTTCGAACGTCGGTCGTTCCTTCGTGAAGCTGACGGTGCCGTTCTCTCCTGCCACGTTCTCCTCCTACAGTCGGGCGGCCTCTAGGGCCGGGGCGAGGTACGGGTAGGCATGGCCTCCCGGGTGATGCACTACGGCGACTGGATGCGCAGCCCCGGGCCAGAACAGCGCCTGCTTCGTGCGCGGCCTGATCTCGTGCGGCTCCGTGCCCTCCTCGACGTAGCGGGCGTACTCTACGTTGCTCCCGATTCGCGCCACAAGACCAGTTGGGCCTTGAACGATCTCGTGCGTGATGCTGGATCGGAGGCGTCCGGTGTCCACGTTCGGACCCGGCCGCCCGCTGGCGTTCAACTTGGCAGCGGATTCGACGTTGATAGCCCGGCGCGTGAGATCGCGCCCGATCGGCCCCAGGGGATTCCGGAGCATGGCCTGGAGCGCAGCGTCATTCCAGACGATGCGCGTCACGTCGCCAACTCCTCCGGGTAGCCGTCGAGTGCCACGGTGAACTGCATCTCCCAGCCTCCGCAGCCACCGCTCGGGGTGATCGACTGCATCCCCCAGTTCACCAGGTCGGAGCACTTGGAGAACAGCAGCGGCGGGTCGGTGTTGATCATGTTGAAGATGCGGTTCCACAGCGCCCATCCGTCGCTGAGGATCTGACGGCTGGCCTCCGTGACGTCCTCGGCCTCGGGCGGCACGTACCGCTTGCCCTCGATCCTCCCGGTCGGCACGCAGCGCGTGGCGTGGATGCGGAGCGTCGGCCGGACGATCTGGAACACGGGCGACAGCGTGCCCGGGGAGCGCGCGCCCTCGCCGACCGGATTCACCCAGACGACGAGTTGCTCGCAGCAGTCGTGTACCGGCACGCCGTAGGCGATGAGTTGTCGCTCGGGCGCTCCCACCAGGTCGGTGCCCAGTTGCTCGGGCACGGAGTCGAGCGCACCCGCTGCCGCCTCCAGAAGTTCCTGCGCCGTGTCGAATAGTGCGCCCGCATCCGACATCGGCTACGTCCCGCTCGCGCCGCGCAGCCTCACCGGGTACTGAAGATCAGGCGACCACACCGACGAGCGCCCTGCGGCGTCGCCGCTGAACAGGCCCACGAAGGAGTCGATCGCCGCGATGCCGGTCATGCCGGTCTTGAGCGCCGCCGCGACGAAGGGCACCGTCTCGATCGTGACCCCCTCGCGCGCCACGCGCGCGACGTTGTCGGGCAGTGAGCACTCACCGGTGCCGGTCGGGCAGGCGCGCCATATCTCGCAGGCGAGCGCCATCGCCGCGGAGCGTGCGGTCTGCGGCGGGTCGGCACCGTAGGTGTACGTGACCGCGAAGGTGCCCTCCTCCGTCTCGGGGAGGTCGATGATCTGGCAGCCGGGCCACACCAGGCGGCGGCGCGGATCGGTGATGTCGCGCACGCGCACGAGCTTGTTCGGCTCGATGATGTCGTACTCCGACGGGTCGAGCGCGACGCCGTCGATCAGGACCTCCTCGACCTCGCGGATGGGCACCCCCGCCAGGACGACCTCCGAGGTCGGAGCGCATCCACAGGCGCGCGTCTCGCACGCCCAGCGCGCTCGTGACGGGTCCCAGGTGAAGTCGAGGCCGTAGGTCCACGGCCCCCAGCAGCCGCAGCCTGTGTTACAGGGGCGCACCGTCACCGGCCCGCACTCGCCTGGGTAGAGGCCGTTGGAGACCTCGTAGAGGATCTCGGTCGCCGCGCGGATGGCGGCGTCCTGGGCGTCCGTGGAGTCGTCCGCGAAGCCTTCGCAGCACGAAGCCACGGCCGCGCGCGTAGTCCAGGCCGAGCACGGGGGGGTCGTACCCGGCCCGAAGTCCGTGAGCGGGGGGAGAGCAGAGAGTCCGAGGATGGAGTGCGCGAGCGTCAGGTCCTCGGAGGTGGAGTGCTCCTCGTCGAAGGAGCCGTCCTCCGACCAGATCATCGAGTAGTCACCCTCGGTGTCGGTCGGATCGGTGTAGACCAGCGAGTAGATGCCGGTGACGCCGATCTCCACAATGCCCGCGGTCGTCGGGCCGAAGATGGTGGTGTTCTGGTTGTCGTCGACCCTGAAGGCGAGCGTGCCGACCAGGCCGGTCAGTCCAGAGTTGAACGTGACCTCAAAGGTAGACCCCGGCTCCCTCGTCACCGCAGGGATTCTAGGGTGCGAAGCGGAGGGTGGCTAGATGGGCGCTATGGGAGGCCCTGCGGAGTCACTCCAGTCCTGATCCGTATCGGCGGGCGGATGCTCAGCCACCACGCGCCAGTGCTCGCCGTTGAACGATTCCTCGATGGTGACGGAGCCGTCACGGTGCATGTGCTGTCGTCTGTGGATTACGGGATGCGATGTCTCAACCCGGGCGAGGTCGGTGAGAGCAAGTTCGGCCCACTCCGACAGCGATAGCCCGGCACGCTTGGCTGCCGCGCGTAGTTCGGCTTCCTCGCTCTGAGAGACCCGTACCTCTACTCGGATGCGTCTGTATCCATCGAGCGCGAGGAGCGTGTCTCGCTCGTTCAGAACTCGGCCCGGTCCCAGTTGGTCGGGTCGTCCTTCGGGTCTGCGTTCGCACGCCGCTCGTTGAACTCGCGGAGCCTAATGACGTTCGCCTCGCGCATCCGCTTGGCTGCTGCGTCGGGGAGCACGCCCGTGACCTGAAGTTCGTCGTACTCAGCCTGGGTCTCGATGAACTCGGGAAACTGTGTCGCGGTCTTCATGGCACCGCTCACTCTAGTAGACCCACCGGACGATGTCAAGTACTACTCGCGCACCTCGACCATGATCTCGGGCGGGTGGTCGTCGGTGAAACTCGGCCCGGTACACATCGGCTCCAGGCGCTGGTCGTTGCGGAAGCGGTTGCCGCAGACCGGGCAGACGAACGTGAAGCCCGTGCCCGTCTCGAACAGCCCCGTCTCGACGAGCACCCGGCCGACCTCATCCGTGCGGTACGCCTTGCGCTCGGCCGCCGTGATGGCCGTCTCGGATCCCGGAGGCAGCCAGGGAGGCTGGCCCTGAGTAGGACGCAGCCTCCCCTGGACTACACGCTGCTGCACTACTGGACGGTGCCTTCCGGCGGGCCGTCGCCTTCGCCGTACTCCGGTGCGCCGTCATTCACGACCGCGTGCAGGACAGGCACGCCGAGCGAGACCACGTTGCCGTTCTCGTCGTACTCGTGGCCGTAAGCGTCGGCTGCCGCCTGGTGCGCGTCCGCTTCCTTGCCGAACTGCTTCGAGGTCTCCACCACGACGTGCCCGCCGGTGCGTGCCTCGTAGACGTACTTCCCGCTGTCCGTCTTGACGACCTGTGCGTATGTGACGTCGTCGGCCATCACGCGAAGGTGTATCCGCCGATGGTGAGGAGCACGATGTTCGCGCCCGACGTGTCCGACTTGTAGCCGAGCCACGACGTGACGGTCGCCGGGACCACCCACCAGCCGTTGAAGATGGCGGGGATGTTCGCGGTCAGTGCGTACTGGTCGAACAGTCGCGTCGCCGCCGCATCCGCACCGCCGGTCGTGACGGTGAAGTTGTGGGACGCCGCGTTTGCCTGCGCGTGGATCGTGCGCAGGATGCCCGTGGTCGCAGCCGAGGACGACTGGTACGCGGCCGTTGACGTGATCGACGTCATCGCCGGGACCAGCGCCGCCGGAGTGCTCACGGCGTAGCGGACGCCAAGCCTGTCGGCAAGGCCGCCGCCTACGTGGTTCATGCCAGGAATCATCACTGGCGGACCTCCTCCGGGGCGACTCGGGGATCAGCGACCTGGACCATGTCCACGTCTTCGCCGTACAGGTTACGCAGAGAGCCGGATGCGTACAAGAGGAACGACTTGAAGTGCCCGGGCATCGAGGTGGGCACGAGCCACGGTGTGTACCCGGCCTCGCGTGCCCGCCAGCAGAAGCTCACGTCCTCGCCGCCGTCGGGGCGAATCGAGGAGAACCAGCCGTCCGGGCCGATCGCAGCGAACACCTCGCGATGGGTGAGCGTGAAGCCCGCGCCCACCATGCCGACCTGCTTGGTCTCGTTGGGCACGCGCTGGAGCGGGTGGTACATCTGCTCCTGGTCCGTCCACACGCCCGCGCAGATCACCTCCCCCGTCTCGTCGAGGTACGGCCCGTGGTAGATGCCCGGCCCCCGCTTGTCGGCCTCCTCCAGGAGCGCCCACACGTCGCGCGGCTCGAACACCATGTCGTTGTCGACCATGAACAGCCAGTCGCGCCCGGCCTCCATGAACTCCTGCACGAGCCTGTTGCGGTTCTCGTGGATGTACGGCCCCGGAACGAGGATGTAGTCGGCGAGGAAGCGGTGCTGCCAGTCGTCCTTGAACAGGTTGACGACCGAGTGCATGAAGTTGAAGGAGACGTTGGGGCCGGTGATGAACCCGAGGTGACAGTCGCCCTCCACGCGCGGCAGTCTTACAGGTATCCGGGAGAGGTGAAGCCGCGGCCGACGTCGGAGGGCGCGCCAACGTCGCTCGGCACGTCCGCCAGGGAGTTGTAGAGCCAGATGCCCCCGTCGCCGCGCACACCGCAGTCACGCGCGGGCTGGCCCGACTTCGACCCGGTGGGAACGGTGTCGCCGGTGACCGAGAAGCGAAGGAACGGCCAGGTGCCCTTCACCGGATGCACCTTCGTCGTGACGAAGGCCCCGTAGTAGTCGCCCACGTCGCCACCGTCCCACGAGGACCACTGCGGGTAGACCTTGCCGACCGCGCTCGCGGCGGGCATCCACACGTCGTACATCTCGGTCGGCCCGATGGGGTCGGTGTTCGGCCTCGGCGGGAACGCCTTGAAGAAGTACGTCGAGGGCGCTGACCCGTTCGGCTTGAACAGGATGCGCGAGAGCGTCTGATGCGCCACCTTCGACCGCGCTGGCCCCGCGTTCTGCGGCTCGTTCGACAGGAAGATGCCCTGGTAGTTCGTGATGATGGTGACCCTGTCCATACGGAGGTCGTCGATGATCGCCTCCTGCGTCTGGAACCCATCCGAGTGGTGCGACGTGCCCGCGGTCGTCACCTGAATCCTGCACGCCTCGATCTGGAGGATCTTGCAGATCCAGCGCACGGTGATCGCGTCGGCGGCCCCACTGAGGAAGATGTCCCAGCCTTCGAGGTGGAACGTCCCGCTGTCCTGCCTCGGGATGATGTGGCCCTCGTTCTGCTCGCTCGACTGGATGCGCCCCGCGATGGCTTCGACGTCGTTGTAGCCCTCGACCTGGCCGATCGACCCGGTGAGGTCCTGCGTGAGCGCCGTGATGCGCAGGTCCTGGTTCGACCCGACGGGCACGCTGCGCGCGGAGTTCGTCAGCGCGCGCACGGTGGGCGATGAGAGCGACGGTGGTGCCCAGCGCAACTTCGGGTCGCCCGACGGGTCCGGCGGTACCGGGTCGGCCGTCTCGACGGCTGTCACGCGCGCCTTGAACGTGCTGCCGATGTCGCCTGGCCCGAGGACCAGAGTGTCGGTGTCGCGGCCGGGGATGACCGCGCAGTTGAGGCCGCTGCCATCGCAGCGCAGCCACTCGTAGCTGAACTCAAGATGATCGAGGTCGAACGTCCAAGTGCCGTCGGTCGTCGTCAGCGTCCCGCCTGAGTGCGTCTCGCCACTGACCACCGGCGGCGTCACGTTCACGACCGTCACGTAACGATCCCCGTGGGCGCACTCTCCGCGACGTTGGATGGCAGCGGCGGCGCTGGCGCGTAGGTCCCCACGTCCAGGCTGAACGCTCCGTTGCTGCCGCGACAGACGGCGGCCACCTGAAACGGCGGACCGGGCACTGTCTTGGAGAACTTCGCCTCGCGCCTCGGCGTGCCGTCCTTCAGGTTTGCGGTCGCCACCGACACTGCCTGGCCGTTCGCGTAGAGGACGTAGCCGCCGACTCCCGCTGGCGGTGTCCATCCCAGCGTGATGGTCGTGCTCGTCTCCGCGATCTTCGTGAGTGTCACTGGCCCCTCAGGTGCTCTAGAAGCTCGGCACGGTCCATCGCGTCCACGTCGATGTTCTTGTGGTCCGCGGTGAGCGCGGGATGAAGTTCCGAATCGAACAGAGTCGCCGACGCCAGCACGCGGAGCGTCGCGGTGTCCATCTGCTCCAACTCGGCGTCGGGGATGTCTACGAGGCGGTCTGCCATCACGCGGGAGTGTAGTACGTCACCAGCCCACCGCCGAGAGCCAGTCCGCATCGCGCATCGCGCCACCGCTGCTCGCGATGAAGGCAGCGGAGATCGCGATGTAGTTCGACGCCGCAGCGGTCGTATGCGTCCATGTGGACTGCTCGGCCCCTGCGCCGCTCTTGTCGCGGTACTCCAACTCCATGTTCGCTCCCGAGTTGACCGCCGTCTCGTCCGCCTCGGTGTAGTTCGTGCCCGGCGCAATGGTCGTCGTCGGGGTAGAGGCGTGTACCTCCACGCAAGCCACGATCAGCGCGTTTGCCGCGTTCGGCGTATGCGCCGCACAGGTCAGGCCGTCGGTCGAGGTATTGGTGGCCGTGCGCGGCTGCGTGTTGAACGTGTCGAGCACGTCGGTCGTCGTCGAGAACTCGGCCACGATGAGCCGTCGGAAGGCGGCGCTGGCCGAGAAGGTGACCGTCACGGTCGAGGAGCCAGCGTTCGCCTGGCGCTTGTAGTACATGGCGAGGCCCTGCCCCTGTGTGATGTCGCGGACCTCGGCGATGAGGGTGAAGACGTTGCCGAGGCCGTCGGAGACATCGGTGATCGCGTTCGTGTTGCCCGCCCCAAGGTCGTAGCTGATCTCGGCGATGAGCAGGCTGCCCGCCGTGACCGGTGCCCCCAGGGTGGCGGCGATGGTGCCCGCGCTCCCCGAGCCGGGGTTGTTGGCGATCGACTGAAGCTCGGTGGACATCTAGCCCACCGGGTTCGGCAGCCACAGATCGGGCACGAAGATGCCCGAGCGGCGGCGGTGCCACGCGCCCCGCGCGCGCTCCATGAGAACGGCGGTCGCTCCTGCGTTCACGAAGCCGTGGCGCGGCTGATAGGTGGCGGCGACAACCGCTGGCGTGTAGTCAACGAGCGCGCCCATGAAGTCGCAGTACTGGGTACGCGACGAAGACGACGTGTTCTTGCGGACGCGGAGCACCGGGGACGTTCCCACGGTGACGTTCGATCCGACCGTTCCCGAGTAGTCCACTGTCTTTCCGCCGCCAGCCCAGTGGAAGCCCGAGGTGGACGCCGCCGAGCCATCCGTGGAGGTGGTGAACTCAGAGATGACCGGGTTCGAGAGCATCTGGAACCCGCAACTAGCCACAGCGGCGGCCGAGTAGGCGTGGTCGCCGAGGATGCAGATCGCGTTCAGCGTGTCACCGCTGGCGATCCCGGCCGTGGTGTAGCTCGTCAGGTTCGCGTCGTAAGTGTCCGTCGTATTGGCTGCCGAGCGTTTGATCTGAGAAGGCTGCGTGGTGGGACTCGCCACGCCGAGAGGATGGGTGTTATCGACGTCGTTGAACAGGTTGGTCGTACCAGCAGCCGCGTTCGTCCAGCCGACGCGGGCGTTGTCCGAGATGGGGATGAGCAGGTAGATCTTCCCGTCACCCGGCCATGAGGTGTTGCTCGTCCCGGTTGAATCGTTCACGGCACAATCGTCGGAGTACATCACCTTGCTGCTACCAGGGCTTGTGATGTGCCCGACGCTGAGGGTGGTGGTAGACGCAAGCGTCAATCCGCTGGACGTAGCGACCGTCGTCCCTTCGAGTCGAAGCTCGACATCGGTGATCTGATTGCTCGCGTTCCTGATGATCTTCACCTCGACGCGATACCAAACCGAGCCGTCGAGCGCGACCGCAGCGGAGTCGGAGCCGATCTGCGCTCCGGTCACGTTGTTCTGAAGCGCCAGGACGCCAGTCGTCTTGAGGATGACGCTGACGCCCTGGGTGCCCGACCGGATGCCCGCTACTCCCATGATCTCCGTGTTCGACGTGGGGGTCGTGTCGAACCGGAAGTAGCAGCGCGTGAATGACGTCTGGGAGGCCGCATAGATCACGGACGTACCCAGCGCCGCCGCCTGCTTTAGCGGGTTGACGACCTGAGTCGCAGCGACGCTCGTATCGAACTTGACCGAAGCCACACCGCTACGGAAGACGGACGTATCACGGCTCGGATCGGTGCCGGAAACCGTAGCCTCTAGCGTTGCCTCCGGGCTTCCGGCGGCGAATCCGATCTCGAAGCCACAGGTGACGAGCCTTGCCACTTTAGGGCACTGTCACCGTCGTCGAAGCGAACGTGTTCTTGTGGGAGAGGTTCCCGACCTCGACGGTGTACGTGCCCGACTCGGGTGCCAGGAAGGCGTCGTTCCAGTCGAAGCAGTCGTCGATGGTGTTCACGAACTGGCCCACCTGCACGCTGCCGTCGGGATGGATGACGCGCACTTCGACCGTCTTCGAGCCGGTGCCGCAGACGGTGAGGTCGATGTAGGTGCCGTCGTAGGTTGCCGAGACGGTGATCTTGCCCGCCTGCGCGGCGGGTGCCAGCGCGAGCGCGAGGATCGCGATGACGAGGACGATGTAACGCATGACTCCTCCTTGCTAGACGTTCTTGCGGGTGTAGGTGATTCTGACACCGAGCAGGCGCGCGGTCTGCGCGAGCGTGTCCGAACCACTCGTCGGGTCACGGGAGACGCGGAACGCAACGAACTCGCCACCCGCAGGGGTTCCCGCCAGTGTGACGGCAGCGGTAGCCGACGAGATGAGCACCTGATTGGCGGTCGCGGTGCCGTTGTCCTGCACCGTCACCTCCGTTCCCCATGCCTGGTCGAGCGTCTCGGAGTCTCCGTAGGAGCGCCCAGCGATGCCCCACAGCACCGGGTTCGTGCTCGTGCCGTTGGTGATCCAGTAGAACTGCGCGGTGACGGTGCCGCCGTCCCAGTCAGACGGCATGGCGAGGTCGCCTTCGGCAAAGAGTTTCGTCGCTCCGTCGGCGAAGTCGAGCACGTAGACGTTCTGCTTGTTGGTCGCGGATTCGACCTTCGCGTTCGTCGCTGCACCGTTCGTCGTCGAGGGCCACATGCCCGCCGCGCTCAGGAATATCTCACCCGCCGCTGCTGGCCCGCGCTGACCGTCTAGGCCCGGCGTGCCCTCGGGGCCGGTAGGACCGGTGGCACCCGTGACACCTGTCGTGCCTGCCCCGGTTGCTCCGGTCACGCCCGTCACACCCGTGACTCCGGTCACTCCTGTCGGCCCGGTAGGCCCGGTCGCGCCCGCATCGCCGTTGCGGTCGAACTGAAGACGGATGGGCTGGCCGTCCGCGAACGGCGACGCCGCGCTCGATGAGACGTTGACGACGGTGATGTTGCGGTAGCCCGAGGGTGACGCGAGCGAGGAGACGGTGAAGATGAGCCAGTCGCTTGGGTCGTTCTCACCGATGAGTCGGATCAGACCCTTGACCGTGCTCGTCGAGTCATCGGTGGTATCGAGCAGAGCCGTCCAGTCGTTTCCGAAGCGGTCGGCCAGGTCAGCGCGGATGACGGTCGCCGTGTTCTGCGTGGCCTGGTTCAGCCGCAGGAAGCCAGTACCAGGATCGGCGTCGGTGGTCGTCGTCGAGAAGACGTAGGGGATGCCCGAGAGCGGCCCGCTCGGCCCCTGCTGGCCGTCCAGTCCCGGCGTGCCTTCCGGCCCCGTCGGCCCGGTCGCGCCCGTCACGCCCGTCACACCGGCTCCTGTTGCGCCTGTGACACCAGTGACGCCCGTGACCCCGGACACACCCGTCACCCCGGTTACCCCGGTGACCCCCGTTGGACCTGTCGGACCGGTCGCGCCTCGATCTCCCTGCGCGCCTTCCAGCCCATCGAGTCCCGTCGGCCCGGTTGGCCCAGTCGCTCCCGTTACCCCCGTCACACCGGTCGGGCCAGCACCCGTCGCACCCGTCACCCCGGTCACTCCTGTTACGCCCGAGACGCCCGTAACTCCCGTCACGCCGGTCGGACCGGTTGGGCCTGTGGCTCCTCGATCTCCGGTCGCACCTTCCAGGCCGTCCGGCCCCTGCGGTCCCGTCGGGCCGCTCGCTCCCGACGCACCGGTGACGCCTGTCACGCCCGTTACCCCGGTCGGCCCAGCGCCGGTGGCTCCCGTTACACCAGTAACTCCCGTCGCACCGGTTACGCCAGTGACCCCCGTCGGCCCTGTCGGGCCAGTAGCTCCCGGCGAACCTGCCGAGCCGTCGAGTCCGGGCGTTCCATCGACTCCGCTCGGCCCCGTCGCCCCGCTCGCTCCCGTGGCTCCTGTTGCGCCCGTAGCTCCCGTGACTCCCGTGACGCCTGTCACTCCTGTCGTGCCCGCTCCCGTTGCCCCAGTGACACCCGTCGCTCCCGTAGCTCCGCGGTCACCCGGCGCGCCTTCCAGGCCATCCAGGCCGGTCGGCCCCGTCGGGCCTGTCGCTCCGCTCGCTCCCGCGGTCCCGCTCGGCCCGGTCGGGCCGACGGCGGTAGCCGCGCCCTGCATCCCGTAGAGCGTGAGCCGCGAGCCTGCCTTCCAGTTGCCCGCGTTCGGGAAGACGGTGATGCGCGTGATCGCCGCCGTGGACTTCCAGACGCCAGCGCCGTCGGTGATCGCCGGGTCGTTCCCCGCGTCTCGCGTGAAGCCGGTCTGCGCACGGACGTACTTGCGGAAGGTCGTCCCGTCGTAGTTCGGGATCAGCATCTCGACGGCCCCGGAGTCCGCCGCATCCCCGGCACTCGCGCCCGCGACGTAGCCCACGAGCATCGCCGTCCCTGACGTTCCGCCCGTCGCATCCACGCCATCGGTACTGGCGATGCCGTAGTGGAACATGCTCTCGTAGTTCGTGCCGGTGTCGCCGTTGAAGCGAACGTCCACGTAGGTCTGGATCGCGGCCTCCGTCGAGCGCAGATCGCCCACGAGGAGCAGGTGCTTGTACCCGCCGGGGATCGGCGTGAAGTCGAAGCTCGCGGTGTCCGCGCCCAACGTCGTATCGAACAGCGGCACCAGGCCACCGACGCCGGTCGGACCCTGCTGGCCGTCGAGGCCGTCCAGGCCGGATGGGCCTGTCGCCCCGGTGGCACCCGAGGCCCCGGTAACCCCCGTGACTCCGCTGACACCCGTTACCCCGGTGACGCCCGTCACGCCCGTGGCACCCGTCGGCCCGGTCGGCCCGGTGGCACCGCTCGGCCCTGTCGTGCCCGCCGCGCCCGGCAGTCCGTCGATGCCGTCTGCGCCACTCGGGCCTGTCGGCCCCGTAGCTCCTGTGGCTCCCGTAGCGCCCGTCGTCCCGGTGGTGCCGCTGACACCCGTGACGCCTGTTACACCGGACACGCCTGTTACGCCCGAAGGCCCGGTCGGCCCGGTTGCGCCGCGGTCGCCCTGCGCTCCCTCCAGTCCGTCGGTGCCTGCTGGCCCCGTCGCCCCGGTCACTCCGCTCGGGCCGGTCGGACCCGTGGCACCCGTCACACCTGTCACGCCCGTCGTCCCGCTTACACCCGTGACCCCGCTGACCCCGGTGGGACCGGTCGGACCCGTAGCGCCCGTGACCCCGGTCGTGCCCCGGTCGCCGGTCGCCCCTTCCAGGCCGTCGAGACCTTGCGGCCCGGAAGGACCGGTCGGTCCTGTTGCCCCCGTGGCACCCGTCACTCCAGTCGCTCCGGTGGTGCCCGTTACCCCCGTCACTCCCGAAGGTCCGGTTGGACCGGTCGCCCCGGTGACGCCACTCACGCCTGTCGGCCCCGACGGCCCCGTGCTCCCGCTCGGGCCTGTCGCTCCCGGCCCGCCGTCCAGCCCCGGCGTGCCGTCTACTCCGCTCGGGCCTGTCGCTCCGGTGACACCGCTCGGACCGGTGGGGCCTGTCGCACCCGTCGCTCCCGTGACGCCTGTCGTGCCGGTCGCCCCGGAGACGCCGGTCGGTCCCGTAGCGCCCGTTGCCCCCGTGACTCCGGAGACTCCGGTGGGACCCGTCGGTCCGCTCGCGCCCGTCGTGCCCGCGTTGCCGTCGAGGCCGTCCAGACCTTGCGGGCCAGTGACTCCCGTCGGCCCGGTTGGGCCGGTTGCTCCAGTCGCTCCGGTCACTCCTGTCGGCCCCGTGGGACCGGTCGGCCCGGTCGCCCCTGTTGTCCCGCTGACCCCAGTGGTGCCCGTCACTCCCGTCGTGCCGGTAACGCCCGTGACCCCGCTTGGACCCGTCGGGCCGGTGGCTCCTGTCTGCCCATCTGCACCGTCCAGCCCTGGCGTGCCTTCGACGCCCGTCGGTCCTGTTGGACCCGTGGCCCCGGTGACACCCGTTACGCCCGTCGTGCCTGCGCCGGTGGCCCCGGTGACACCCGTCGGCCCGGTTGCTCCTCGCGCTCCGTCGAGGCCGTCCTGCCCTGCTGGCCCGGTCGGGCCGGTAGCGCCGCCGCCTGCTCCGGTGACCCCCGTAACGCCGGTGACCCCTGTGACGCCTGTGACGCCAGTGACACCCGTCGGTCCGCTCGGGCCTGTCGCCCCGCGTGATCCATCGAGGCCGTCGAGACCCGATGGCCCGGTTGCCCCCGTGACTCCCGTGACCCCGGTAGTCCCTGCGCCCGTTGCACCGGTGACGCCGGTTACTCCGGTGACCCCCGAGGGGCCAGTAGGGCCAGTAGGCCCTGTCGCTCCCGTAACTCCTGTGCCGCCCGTCGCGCCGGTCGGGCCGGTCGCGCCTCGATCGCCCGGTGAGCCTTCGAGTCCATCGAGGCCCTGCGGGCCGCTTGGCCCGGAGGCACCAGAAGCCCCTGTAGCGCCCGTAGGCCCGGTTGGCCCGGTAGCCCCAGTGACCCCCGTCGTGCCCGCCCCTGTGGCTCCTGTGGCTCCTGTGACCCCTGTGACACCGCTCGGGCCGGTGGGGCCTGTCGGCCCGGTTGGCCCGGTTGCTCCCGTGGTGCCCGTGGTACCGCGGACTCCCGAGGCCCCGTCCATGCCGTCGACACCGGCGGCACCGCTAGGACCTGTCGGCCCCGTCGCGCCCGTGACACCAGACGGCCCGCTGGGACCGCTCGGCCCCGAAGCGCCGGATGCTCCAGTAGCGCCGCTCGGTCCGCTCGCGCCCGAGGCTCCGCTTGCCCCGCTCGCACCGGTAACGCCGACCGGTCCCGTCGCCCCGGCGGGGCCGGTCGGTCCTGTCGGGCCGGTCGCACCCGTCGAGCCGCCGGTAGGCGCAGCGACGTACTCGTGCTCGGTGCCGTCGCCCTTGACGGCGACGAACTTCCCTGGCCCGTAGTTCGTGTCGTCTACGTCGAACAGGCGACGCAGATGGCGGATGATCTTGGCGGCACCCATGACGTAGACGGAAGTGGCGTATCAGGCTGAGGGGCGGGCAGGAACGCCCGCCCCTCGCACGCCTATCTCGCTCGGCTCAGCTTCCGATGGCTCCATCCCCGACCGTTCCGCACTCCGTCGCGGAGGGCAGATCGTCGTTGGTGAACCACCGTGCCCAGTTGACGACGTCGGCACCGTTGGGCGGGCCGTCGCCGTAGGGGCCGCCGCCCCAGAGCGGGTTGCGAGCCGAGACACCGTTCAGCACGGTGCGGCCCACGCCTTCCGCCTGGGTGTTGTTGCCCCACCACCAGCGCGTCCTGGGGAACACCCAGTGGACGAGCTTGTAGGTGGAATCCGGCGCGTTGCCGACGTAGTGCTTCGCCCAGAACTCGAAGCCCACGTAGACCGGATCGTCATCGCAGTCCAGCGCGTCCGCGCCGTTGACACCGACGACCAGACCGGCGTTGGTGATCGGGTCGTCGCCCGTCATCATCGCCTCGGCCGCAGGCTCCAGCACGTCCTTGCCGAACTCGAACTCGAACCAGTTGAACACCGGGCGGCCCTTGATCGAGGCCACCGAGCAGCCGCAGCCATCGCGAGCGATGACGTCGGTGCCCTGGTCGATGTTCGGGTTGAACCCGACCGTGACCGGGTGGCGGCCGACATAGGTGCCTCCAGCCGCGTTCCCGTCGCTGTCGAGTTCCGTGATGCGGTAGGCGCAGAGGCCGTATGGCACTCCACACTGCATGGTCTTACCTCCTCTCCAGCGAGGTCACGGGGTCGTGCTCCTGTCCACCCGGACGGCCGCGAGCAGCGCCGTGTCCCAATAGGCCACGTAGTTGCGCTCCGCTCGGAAGGTCGCCCGGTTGGTCGTGGTGTCCAGGACCTGTGATGTCGGCCCGAGCACCTCGACTTCTGCATCGCGGGTCAGTCGCACCGGGCCGGTGGCCCAGGCGAAGCCCTGGTCGGCTGAGAGCGCGCCGCCTACGACGGCACCGATGTAGCCATCGCCGATGATCACCGGCGTGCCCCTCGGTGTGTACGCCCTCGTACCGTCGGTGTCGATCAGGTCGTAGGCCATCCAGGAGATGGCCGTTGCCGGATCGAGGTGGATCATGCCCTGCCGGGCCGTCGCCCCGATCGCGTTCTCCAGAAGCGAAGCCGCCTCCCGCGGGCCAACCGCTACTGCCGCACTACCGGCGGGGAACGTCGCCCCCGCCCAGTCATTCGGCAGATCGGCTGGCTTCGTGAAGTGCGGTCGATCTGCGTCGGCGTCGCCGAAGGCCAGTTCCCTCTCGACCTGGAACCCCTCGACGGCGACGAACGCCTGACGGACGCGGTTACGCGCCCGCTGAGCGCCTGCCTCGTTGCCGAGGCCGATGCCGCTACACGAGAAGCTGAAGCCGACAGCGAAGGAACTGAACTCGGGCTGTGGTGCCTCGCCGCCTTCGTCCTTGACCCGCATGGTCCCGACCGCGCATGGGTTGTGGCTCCACGGTAGGTCGGTGGGGTAGGAGTCGACGACGACGCCCGCACGCCAGTGCGGATCGTTCTGGTCGATGATCGTGCCCGGGGTCGTGACGATCCCGTAGGGCCGGGCAGACGGAGGAGGCCCGTCGATACGCAGTGGTGCGAGAGCGCTCACTGGCTACCTCCTCCGTCTCGTGTCCGGCGATTCACCCTTCGTCCGTTACGCGCAGGACCTGGCCGTTGCGGTACCGGCGGTCGTGCCGTTCGGGCAGAGCGTGAACTGGCCGTAGAACGCCTCTGCGGCGATCACAGCCGCGTTCTCGAACGTCTCCGAGAAGAACTTGACGTCGTTCGTCTCGTTGAGGATCGAGTCGCGGACGAGGCCGAGGTTCAGTTCGCCCTGGTCGATGAACAGGATTCCGCCCTCGGGCCAGAGGAGCACCTCGGCGATGTTCGGCAGATCGAGGATGTCGCCCTCGCCCTGCGTTCCGATCACCTGAGCGCCGCCCGTGCGGCTGTCGAGGTACCAGTCCACGGCGACCTGCGTCCGTGCCTGGATGAGAGCCGCCACGGATGCGCGCGTGACAGGAGGCTCGATCTGGAACTGACGGGCCGTGAGGTCCGCCACGATCAGGTCGGCCAGCCATGCCGGTGCGAGCGACCGCAGGACTGCGGATGCCGCCAGGCGGTGCCGCGAGCGGTAGCCCGCTGCCAGCCTGAGCAGGTTGTAGACGAGGCCGTCGAAGGCACCGTATGCCTGCGCCGTCTCGGTGACCGTCTTGGTCTGCGGGTCAGCGAACACCGCGTCGAGCAGGAGGGAGTCCCGCGTGCGGGCCGCCTGCACGCCGAGCAGATCCTGATACGCAGCGATCAACTCGGGGAACGCGATGGACGCGAGGTTCCCTGCCTGGAGGCAGGCCGCGATGATGTCTGCCCGGACTTCCGAGTCCGTCGGGCACTCGACGACGACGCAGTCCTTCGTGAACGTGCCGCCTTCGTCCTGCGCCTCGGTGAGATGCGTGATCCCGTCGGTCGTGTCCGTCGTCGCGATGGAGATGTCGGGGTAGTACCGCAGGCCGCCCCGCGTCGCGTTGAAGCCTGCGAACGCATCCCGGACCGGGCGGTCCGTGACGCCCATCGCGTCGATGTCGTAGCGGATGGTGGACGGTGCGCACCAGCCACCGGCGGCGACCAGCGCCTCGGGGCCGCGCACCGCGCGGATCTTCGCGTCGTCGGCCTGGATGGAGTCGCCGTAGAGCCTGCGCTCCTCCGGGTACTCCCAGGACGCCGAAGCGACGACGACCTTCTGGACGAATCCAGGAGGCGTCGAGACGAAGCTGCGGAGCGATGTCATCAGCGCGTGCGACAGACCGTCGCGGTCGAGCTTCTCGCCCTGCGGGATGCCCTCGATCCCGGCGGAAGCGACGAGGGACGCTACGGCCCCACCCTCACCCTCGACCGTGATCGGCTGGTGCCTGCGCGGCACCGCGGGCGGCTTGTGGCGGAAGGGAGCGACCGAAGCGATGACCGCTTCCGGCTCCTCGACTGCCTCTGGCTCCTCGGTCGTCTCGGCCTCGGCCGTGACTTCGAGGACTTCCGGCTCCGAAGGCTCGGACGGCTCGCTGGGAGCAGGCTCCTCGGGAGCAGGCTCGGACGGCTCGTCGGCCTCCAGTTCGACTCCCGCGTCGGCGGCCATCTCGGCCATCTCGGCGGCGAATCGCTCGGCCTCGGTCACCTTCTCGGTGAGCGCGGCCTTCAGGGCCTTTAGTGCGGATGCGCCCTCCTGCGCCAGTTCCTTGCGCTGGTTGAAGTCGGGCGGCTCCTCCATGCCCTCGAACGCCTCGCCGCTGGCGATGCGCCCGAACGCGGAGTTGTGCTGGTCGATGAGGTCCTGGATCTCCTCGACAGACATCGAGGTGATCTGCTCCAGATCGACCACGGGGAACAGCGGTTCCATTGCTGGGTCCTCCCACGAGAAGTGAACAACACGACTCGCGGTGCCCCCAGGACTTCCGCTGGCTTCGGTGACCCCCAGGATCACCGTAGTTGAAGGCAGGTTAGAGCACTAGGCGGATGGACGCAAGGAACGCGCTCAGTCGGCGACGAACACGGCGGCCTGGCGCGCCGGGTTCGTGCCCTTGTACATCCGGTTCTTCGCGAGCGACCAGCCGACGTCGGGGTGCTCGACCAGGCAGGGCACGGTGGCCCACACCGGCAGCTTGCGCGTGCGCACGAACGCGCCCACCACCGGATCGTCGCCGACGGTCAGCATCCTGCGCCGCGCGCGAGCGGCGACGTGCTCCTCCGCGAACGGGACGAACTCCTCGACCAGGGCGCGCGGCCAGCAGAGCGCCACCACCGGTGTCCAGTTGACCGCGGTTGGAAGCTGGCACCACCGCTCGCCGCGCTTGGCCGCCTCGCGTACCCAGCGGCCGGGCAGGCCCATGCCGGGAACGAACAGCGCGACCAGATGGCCGGGGCGCTCGCTCAACGCCGCCAGGGCGCGCTCGCGGAAGCGGGTGCAGGGAACTGCATCGTCCTGCACGACCAGCCGCCAGGTGGCGTCCTGTGGCGTCCGGCGCAGGCACTCGATGTACGTGCGGATGGCCGAGGGCGGGCCGTCAGGCTCGGGGTCGTCGACCACCTCATAGGTCGAGAGCGCTTGGGGGAGCGCTCTCGACGGGTGGTGCTGGATGCAGATGGAGATGGTCAGGCCATCTCCTTGCCGTCCTGGGGATCGTCGCCGTGGGTGAACACGGTCCAGCCGCACGACTTGAACGCAGGGCAGACTTTCCAGCGAAACAGGCCGTCGTACTTGTAGTGCAAGAGTCTTCCGCAGCGGGGGCAGATCCTCCGCTCGCTGATGCCGACCCTCACGACCGCACCTTCAACTCGTGCAGCGCGCACTGGGTCTTGACGGCATCGACGATCTGCTCGTAGGTCATTCCTGCTGCGAAGGCCGCTGCGACGGCCTCCTTGAGGATCTGGCTCGGCAGCATTAGTTCCACGTCCCAGGCCAACGCCGGTCGAGGTCTTCGTTGAGTTGCTTCCACCACTCGGTGGTGTCGCGTCCGTGAACAGGGCAGTGCTCCGCTGGCTTCCAGTTCTCGTAGCCCTCCGAGTCCACGCGGCTGATGCAGCCGTCGCAGTCCTCCTCAATCTGCTCAGTGATGAAGGCGTCGCGCTGGACGCTTTCGGAATCGCTGAACGTGCGCACGCGCTGTGCGGTGGACATGACGTTCTCCTCTCGTGTGGACTTCATGGCACACCTGACTCTAGCAGAGTGCCAGGACGGATGCAACCTCGATGTGGAGGAGTTACTTCGTGGCAGCGATGGAGCGCGCGACCTTCGCGACGAACGGATCGCCCGCCGCGCCAAGCTCCACGAGCATGTCCACGTCCTGCTCGCTCAGGAGCACCTGGTCGGCACGCAGCGCCTCGGCGCGATCCTCGTCGTCGGGTGCGCTGAGGATGAGCGTCGAGATGTCGAGGCCGTCGGCAGCCGACGCCGCCAGCGCCAACTGCGATCGCTGCACCGCGTAGCCCGGGACATTCACCGCCAGGGCCGCCTGAAGCTCCAGCCGACCATCGACCGCACGCCAGTCGCCCGAGGGCGGGCACGCGCGGAAGTCGCGCACCTGCTCGTCGGTGGCGTCGGACTTGATCGCGCCGCAGACCCAGATGCCGAAGATGCCGTCCTTCGCGCGGCCGAACGCGACGCAGGTGCCGGTGTGGTCGTAGTGCTTGCGGGCAGCGGCGGCGTTCAGGTGCAGCGGCGCGTGGCCGGTACCGATGGTGAAGCGTCCGACCGGGACCTCGGAGCCGTCGTCGCAGAGCATCGCTCCCAGGTGGAAGTGCATGTAGCCCGAGGGAGAGTGCGGCGCGAACATGCACGACGCGAACGCCCCGTTGGCGCGACCGGCGTGGCAGGTGTTCCAGAGCGCCAGGTGTCCGAAGAACTCCCCCGAGGGCAGGATCGTGATGGGCGTCGGCTCGTCGGCCTCCTCGCGGAAGAACCACTCGCGCGGCGGTGCCACCGGAGCGGCGCTGGCGACGAGCGGCAGCGGCGCGACCGGAGCCTGCGCGTCGTGCCCGTGCCGGTCTACCTGGCGCAGCGCGTAGCCCGAGGCCACGAGCGCGTGGTCGCCCACGATGCGGATGGTCGTCTCCTCGAAGGCGGCGATCGAGGCCAGGCTGACCCCGCCGATCTTGCCGCCGATGCCATGCAGGTAGCCCTCGGGCACCATGCCCATGAGCGTCGCGAAGGGGTCGGCTCCCTCGAACACCACCTCGGGCGGCACCTCCTCGAACGTCGTGGCGTCGATGAACGCCTCGCGCTCCTTCGGTAGGTCGAGCGACACGCCGACGCCGTTCTCCAGTTCCTCCAGCGCAGCGCGGCCCTTCTCGTTCGCCGAGAAGCTCCCCTCGCCCCAGATCACGACGGCGCGCTCGGAGATGTCGTCCGGCAGTGAGAACCCCTCCTTCTCGAACTCGGAGACGGGAATCCACGTCAGCGAGTCGATGCGCCCGGACGTCTCCGTCTCGTGCTGCTTCTCGTGGCTCGACGCGAACGGAAGCGGAAGGTCGCGGTGGCTGATCTCACCGGGCAGCAGGTAGCGCCCGTCGCTCGTCGGGTGGCCCTCGATCGCGAGGATGCCCTCCCACGGCGTGCGCGCGGCCTCAGTGGCGGGCTGGGCCTGGTCCTCGTCGATGGTGATGGTGACGGCGGCAGTTGCGGCCTCGGGGTTCACGGCCTCCTCCTCGCGCTCGGACATGACGGCAGGGTAAGCGTCCGACAGGACGGCACTCGCGACTTCTGCCTCAACCTGATCCTCGGCACCGCCGCCCGAGTAGATGACCGTGCACCGGCAGTTGATCACTTCCTCGTCGGGCAGATCCGGGTCGCCGGGGTACATCGCCGGGTAGCCGCCGACGTCGAAGAACTCGTTGAGCGGAACCTCCTGCCCGTCGGCGTCGGCGTGCGTATCGCGCGTGCGGTCGTCGCCCGTCGCGAGCCACACCTTCGTCACGTCCTCGCGTCCCTCGAACGCATCGGTCGCGATCCCCATGCTGGCTCCGTTCGCCAGGCCGATCAGATCGGTGCGCGCGAGCGCGGTCGCCCGGTAGGCAGCGACGGAGTCGACGGCCTCGGTGATGGCACCGGCGGTGCGTGGGATCGAGTAGCCCTCCAGCGCGGCCCGCTCGATGACGTCGCGGTAGACCTGCCGCAGGTCGGCCTCGGTGGCGAACGTGGCGTGCGCCCCGATCTTCTCCAGCAACTCGGCCGTGATGCGCGGCTTCACGTCGAACGCAACCTCGTGCGCCTCGTAGGCCGCCACGAGGAGTTTCACCAGTTCGGCACGCTCGCGCTTGGTCAGCCGCTCGACCTGGTCGCCCAGTTCGCTCGGGATGACTTCGTCCTCGTCCGGCGGATGCACCGCAGCCGTCACTGCGTCGGGGGTGCCGTGGGAGTAGCGGCGCGTGCGGCGCGCCATCTTGCGACCGGCACCGCGCAGAAGGCGCTCGTAGGCGTCGGCCAGCGGCTGGATCGCCTCGTCGAGCGAGTCGATGACGGACGCCGTGATGCGGTTGAGTTGGTTCGGCGTCATCCCGCCGCGCCTGAGAGTGCCTTCACCCGCCCCAGGAAGCCCGCTGGGAGGTCGGGTGACACCTCGTAGATGGTGGAGATGACATGCAGTTCGAGGACCTCGGCGAGCGCCTGAGCTTGCGTGGTCGAGACGCCCATGCGCACGGCGACGTCCACGAACTCGCGTCCGCCGTCCATCGCCAACGCCATGAGGTCGTCCGGCCCGTGCTCCATGACCACCGCTGGACCGAGCGCGGCGGCCACCTCTGCGAAGGGCGTGCCCTTCACCGCATCGACGCAGTCCGGGCATCGTCCCGCCAGGTGCGCGCGCAGGCGCGCTCCGACGCGCGAGCGGATCTGCCCGAGCGTGGCCTCTGCGGCTCCGATGAGCCGGTAGGTCGACTCCATGCCCGAGGGCACCGGCGGCGCGTTGCGCGTCGTGTCCTCGCCGGTCGGCGGGCCTCCGTTGCCGTTGCCGCCACCGGCGGGCTTGGTTGGCACCGGCGGCACCGGCGTGATGGCGGGGGGCGGCTGCTTCTCCACGAGCGCCCCGCCCTCGACCTCGACCTGCTGGTGCGTCGCCATGAACAGACGCCGGGCCATCTCGTCATCGTCCTTGATCCTGTCGTCCTCGGTCGCGTTGCCCTCGGCACGCAGGTACTCGTCGCTGACCGCGAGCGCCTCGTGCAACTTCAGCGCGTCGGCGAAGCCGTCCGGGTTCGTGAGGATCTCGGCCGGGTCGTAGCCGACCGTGACCGACTTCCAGTCAGCGCGGCCTGCGGCCTTCGCTGCCGGGCGCAGGTAACTCGACGCGAGATTGTCGGCGAGCGACTGCGCCACCGGGTCGATGTGCGACCAGGCGTCCTCGTCGATCATCCAGGCGTTCCAGTGTTGCGTGCCCGAGGTTGAGAGGCCCATCACCTTCTCGGGCGGCATGTCGACGCCGACCGCGAAGCGCTGGAGCGCCTTCTCGCGAAGCTCCAACTCGCGGATGACTTCGTCCGGGTTCCAGATCTTGATCAGGCTCCACAGGTCGTCCATGCGCCGCCCGTCGGGCGGGTCAGGGATGCGGATGACGATCGGCGCGACCGACTCCGCTGAGCCGGGCTTGCCGATGGCCGTGATCATGGCCTGCGTGAGGCGGGACTGGAACGGGTCCTCCTCCGGGTTCTCCTCACCGACCACCTGCTGGAGCGGCTTCATCGACCACGAACGCGGGATCGCCAGGATGCCGGGGCCGGACAGCCGCGAGATCAGACGCGCGTTGATCGAGTGCGTGGCACGGACGATCTCCTCGCACTCGGCGAGCACGGAGCGCATGGGGGCGTCGGCCATGAGCGTGTAGGCCGGGTGGGGCCGCCACCAGCGGTACACCTGCACGCCGTCGCCTACCGGGTCGAACTCGTCGTCCGGGGCCTCCAGAAGCTCCTGCGGCGTCATGCCGGGGGTGCGGCGGCGGTGCCACACGGTGTCCTCGCCGCGCTTGCCCTGCTGGCGCATCTCCAGGGTCGAGACGATCTCCCACGTTTCCTCGTCGTCGTAGTCGGGGTTCGACGCCGTCCACAGCAGCAACTCCTCGCCGCACAGGAAGTCAAGCTGGCCGTAGGTCGAGAACATGAGCGAGCGACCGCCGCCGGGGTCCTGGATGCGGTCGAACAGCGCGATGAGTTCCGGGTCCTCGGACTCGGTCACCTCGCCGTTCTCATCGCGGGTCGCAGCGAACCAGCGGATCTTCGGAAGCGCGCGTGCCTGGAACTGGGCCGCGTAGCGCACGGCCCCTATCTGGTCGTAGTACGCGAGGGAATCACCCTGCCACTGCGGCGCGCGCGTGAGGCCGGTGGACTTGCCGCCACCGCCGGTCGCACGCGCGGCCGAGGCGGTGATCGCGCTCGGCACGCTCATGGTGAGGCCCTGCGCCCTCCCGAGCCGCACCTGCCTGGTTGCCACTAGGCCGCCTTGTCGTTCTGAGTCCGCGCCCTGGCGGCCTCGCGCTTGGCGGCACGCGCTTGCTCCTGCGCGACCCGTGCCTCGCGGATGCGCTCTGACCGGGCGATGCGCTCGGCCATGCGCTCCTCTCTCGACTTGCCACACCCGCAGGCCATCGGCCTCCTCCTCGCTCGCTTGCGCGGGAGGATAGTTGGCGCAGGTGACGGCTGGCTACTCCTCCAGCTTGTCGATGCCGACGCCGAGGTAGCCGACGGCGGCTCCGAGCGCCACCACACCGGCGGCCACGAGCGTCGCGTGCGACCACAACTGCCACGCGCCCCACCAGGCCAGGACGATGTACGTGCCAGCGCACCAGGGGCAGGTGATGAGGTACTCGGCCTTCGTGCCCCAGTTCTCCCCGAGGCGGGCGAGCACGTAGTCGCGGGGCCGGTCGAGGATGGCGTCGTCGCCGATGAGCTTCCAGATGCGGAAGGACGCGAGCGCCAGCAGCGCGAACTCCCAGGGTTCGGGGATCACTCCTCCTCCGATTCCTCGCGCTGGGCCGCCTGCTCGTCTGCGCCGTCGTGCAGACCGCGCACCATCGAGTAGGTGATCTTCTGGAACTGGCGGCCTTTGACGTATGCCTCGTCCGCGTCGGCTACGTCCAGTTCAGCCGAGAACACGTAGCGGGCACCCTGCTCGCCTTCGGAGCCGACCTCCGTGAGTTTGATCTTCACCAGCCGAAGAACCTGATCTTCACCCAGGCCACCAGGAGCGGCACCGCGACGAAGAAGCCCGAGAGGCCGACCAGCGTGCGCATCAGGACTTCGTCCCGGGCGGGAGCACGATGCGGCTGTTAGGTATCGCGATCGGCGACCGCGCGTCCGGGTGCTTCTCCCAGGGCGGCGGCAGGTCGGAGAGCGACATGCCCTCGCCGATGATGGCCGCGCCGCCGGGGAGGATGCCCTGCTGCATGACGCCTTGCAGGAGCGTGCCGAGCACCTTGTGGCAGGTCTCCATCATGGCCGACTGCTCCTCGGTCACGTCCTCGGGGTCGGTGCCCGGCCACACGAACGACTCCTTCGGGACGGTCAGCACCACGATGTCGCCGCGCTTCGGGGTCACGGTCGCGATCCAGTCGAGGATCATCTTCGTCATCCGCTCCTCGTGCGCTCGCTGCTTCTCCTTCGCTTCCTCGGCGGCGGCGCGCAGGTCGCGCTTCTTCTCCTGGGCCTGGCTCACGGGCGGGATGCTAGCGCCGCCAGCGGGTCGGGGATAGAGGGCGGCCACGGCTTCCAGTCGAGCGTGACGTCCTCGTCGGGGTCGAGCAGCGACTGGAGGTGGGCGTTCGCATGGAAGCGCCCTCCATCGTGCTCGTAGTACCGGTCGGCCCGGGCCTGGCGCTCAGCCACGCGCGTCCATCCGAAGTGGTAGACGCCGACGCCGGTGTCGAAGCCGCGCTGCCCGCGAACGCGCTGAGGCTCACGGCCGCACGCGAGCTTCTTGTGGGGGATGCGCCAACTCGAACCGGTCAGCTTCGCAGGGGCCTGCCACAGGATCGGGCAGCGACGGTCGCCCCACTGGCCGTCCACGCGCAGGCCCACGCGCTCGCCGTCGACCTTCCAGACCTCGCGCATCCACAGCGAGTAGACCGGGGCCTGGTTCACGGTCAGGCTGCCGCGCAGAGCCACCGTGTCGCCGATGAACTCGTCGGCGTCTATCGAGAGCACGTAGGTCGGCTGCCCCGAGATCGTCCACGCGAGCAGCCGGTTGCGCGCGACGGACTCGTCCTCGAAGAACGGCGGGCCGTCGTTGCGCTCGACGTGCACGTCCTCGAACTCGGCGGCGACATCCCAGGTGGCATCGGTCGAGTAGTCGTCGAGCAGGCGCACCTCGTCGCAGAACGTGAGCAGGTGGTGCAGCCAGGGTTCGAGGTAGCGGTCGGCCTCGTTGTGCACGATCGCGGACGCGATGAGCTTCACGCCGAATCCAGCCACTGGTCGAGCAGCGCCTGCGGGTCCTCGCTCTCGCAGAGCGTCACGGTGTCCACGATGGTCTGACGGATCTCGTCGCGGTAGGGACGGCCGGGGTCGTCGTCCAGGAAGCCGTCGCGGCACTGGATGTGCAGGGTGGCGAGCCTCATCACCATCACGTCGGTGAGGGACTCAATCTCTCGCGGCGTGAGGCCAGATCGGTCACGTCCTGCGGTAGCCATTCCCACCACCTCTCGAAGTCGTCGGGGTACGGGTCCCACGCGCGCGCCCATCCGGCCTCGACGTACTCGCGAGCGAGCGACGCCCACGGCTCCGCGCCGATGCGGTCGAGTTGGACGTTGGGCAGGTCCGGCTTCAGCCAGCCCGCCTTCGCGTGGTAACGGTGCTGCCAGATGGTGAAGCCCGCGCGGCCGTTCTTGCCGAGCGAGAGCGGCACCGGCTTGCGCTGCGTGAACGCGCTCGCGCGCATGAGGCCGACGCCGCCGATGTGGCGCGCCGGGAGGATGGTGTAGCGGTTGCGCTTGAGGATGCCCTCGTAGCGGCCCGACCATCCCGCCTCCATGCCGACCAGTTCGTACTCGGGGTGGCGCTTGGCCGCCTCCAGGACGATCTGCAACCAGCCGGGCGGCATGGCGATGTCGTTGTCGACCTTCACGAAGTAGTCCGCGTCCGAGAGCGCGATAAAGTCGTTCATGGTCGCGCCGGTCGAGTGCCAGCCGCCCTCGCGCAACTCGAAGGCCGGGACGGGAATGGGATGGTCGCCGTCGCGCAGGTACTCCAGGGTGCCGTCCTCGGAGCCGTCGTCGTACACGACCAGGCGCGTGACGTACTCCCAGGCGGTGTTGCGCTTGAGCAGTTCGAAGGTGGCCTGCGTGAACTCCAGACGGTTCCACGCGCAGTAGAGGATCTCGACCTTCACTGGAAGCACTTCTTGCACGCCCGGGAGAACCTGTCGGCCCTGCGGCGGGTCATCACGTCGAAGCGGCGCGGGGCCAGATACCTCGGCCAGTTCGGGAACCACCAGTGGCCGCAGGGGGTCTTCCACGACTCTGCATCCATGAACTCGATGCGGTGGTAGACGTCGCCGCGGTCGGAGAGGATGACCACCTTCACAGCGACCACCCCACCGGGCGCACCAGACGCACGTCCTCCATGCCGTCGGTGTCGCGACCGAGCCGCTCCTGCACGAAGATGCCCTCGGGGAGGTGCGCTTCCAGGCCGGGCATCATCGACAGGCGCAGGTACTCGTTCGGCCCCAGCGGCGTCCAGGCGGCCTGGAGAATCAGCGCGATGAACGACTGCACGCCGGTGTAGTCGACCTCACCCACCGCGCACCTGCCCCACGAGTTCGAGCATCCGGGCGCGCTCGGCCTGGTGCTCGGGCTGCCGCCACATGCGGTCGTAGTGGTAGGAGTAGGGCAAGTTCTCCTTCGGCACGTCCACGAGCACGCGCGGCGTGAGCGCGGTGAACACGATGTCGCAGGTGCGCCGGAAGAACTCGCCGCTGGTTCCAAGCATCTCGTTCATGCCTCGCGCTCGCTCGTACTCGATGAACGCCCGCTGCGGCGCGTCCCGGTGGAACACCGCCCCGAAGCCGACGAGCGCGTGGTCGGTGTAGAAGTCGTGGCGGAACTCGGGCGGCATGTTGCAGACGACGTAGTGCTCGGCCGGTGGCGGCGGCGGATTCGGGTCTATGGTCGCCGCGCCCTGCAACTCCGCCCACGCCCGCACGAGCGCCTGCGGGTCGCTCACGATGCAGTCGTCGTCCTGCACGTAGATGAGGTCGGCATCGGTGTACTCGATGGCGGCGTAGCGGCCGTAGACGGACAGGTCGCTCACCCGCACGCTCGTGATGCGCCGCGCGTCGATCAGCACCTCGGCCCCGTTATCCCAGACGAGCACGTCCCACTCCTCGGGCAGTGACGGCAGCACGCTCTCGCGCAGCGCGCCCCACTGGTCGCCGCGGGTGACGATGATGGCGGCGACGTTCACCGCCAGCGCCGCCGCGTTTCTACGTGCAATCGCTTGGTCAGTATCTCCATTGCTCCACGGGCACGTCCGCGATTCTCAGGCCCGTCTCGATGGCCCGGCGGCGTTCCCCCTGGCCGGTCGGGTGCCACTCCACCAAGAGCCGTGTGAGCCGTGCTGCCGCGCCCGTCTGGATGAGGTACTCCAGCAGGTCGTACTCCGCGCCCTCGGCGTCGAGTTTGAGGATGACCGGCCCCTCGGGCAACCCCTCGATGACGCGGGCGAGGTCGACGCAGCGCACGAGCGGCCAGTGCTCGGCGTCACCCACCTGCGAGTTGAGGCCGTCCTCCATGTAGCGCACTTCGCCGTCGTAGACCCAGGCGGCCTTGCGCTCGATGACCACGTTCGTCTTGAACTGCGCCAAAACGGCGGCACTCGGCATCGCCTCTGACGCCTTCGGCGCGGGGTCGTAGCCGATGAGCACGTCGGGCCGGTACCACTCGATGAGCCGCTCGATGGAGTAGTCGCCGCCGTAGCGGGCGCAGCCCACGTCGATGACGATCACGACAGACTCGCCACCACGAGGAGCACGGCCACGACGGCCCAGAAGCCGAACCAGAGGGCGACCCTCATGCCCGTGCCACGCACCCATAGCCCAGCACGAACTCCTCGCCAGTCGCGCGCACGCGCTTCATCGGTGACGTCTCGAACTGCGGGTCCCACACCGAGCCGCGCGCCTGGTGCAGCACGATCTCGAACCCGGCCTCGGTGAGCAGCCGCTCCATGCCCGCCTTCGTGAAGCGGTGGAGGTCCTCGGCCTCGACCTCGGGCCAGTTGGTCGGGTAGGTCATCACGAGGTAGCCGCCGAGGTGCTGAAAGAGCCGAGGCATCCTGCTCAGTAGGCCGTCAGGGTGGTGGATGTACTGAAGCACTTGCGTGCAGAGAATCGTGTCGATGGGCGGGACACTCTCATCGGTGCCGCCATAGTCCACGCCTCCGACGTTCCCAGGGAAGCTCGCCCTGTCGAACCCGTGGTATTCGGCCCCGAAGCTCTCGACCAGCGACCGGTACGGCTGCTTCCCGCACCCGTAGTCGAGCACGCGGCCCTTCAGGTAGCCGAGCGTCCCGGCCTTCTCGACGAAGGCGCGGATGCTCTCACGCTCGTAGTCGCGGAGGTTCACACCTCCCCCTCGATCTCAGCAGGCATCGGGCGGCATCCGCAGTACGTCGACACCTTTGACCAGTCGCCCTCATCCACCTCGCGCCAGGAGCCGTACCAGTACGCCCCGGAGTGCCACGCGAACCTCCTGCCGCAATCGTCGCACGTCCACTGTTGCGGCCCATGCGGGAGTAGAACAGGTGCGCTCATGTCGCCTCCCCCTCGATCTCAGCGAACCAGGCCCGCAACGACGTGAGGCACGATCCGCAGATGTCTACGTTGGCCGCATGGAACGCCGGGCCGTGTGTGCCGTAGTCCTCCCGCTCGGGGATCAGCGGCGTCCATCCTTCGACGTTCCGCGCTGAGAGATCGGCTCCCTCAAGAAGCCCCTCGGCTGTTCCGACCTTCGGGCGTCCAGACGGTATCTCCTTGCCGCACCGGTCGCAGCGGTACACCGCGACCCGCGCCTCGGCAGGACGTACCTCGATGCTTCTCACGTCGCCTCCTCCCCCTCGATCTCAGCCAGGCAATGCCGGGCGATCTTGTGCTGTACGGGACGTTTTCTCTCGGGAAGAGCGCAGCCGATCTGTTCGATCTCCCGCAGCGCCGCGAGCGCCTTGTCGAGACGGCCATGCTCATCCAGCCAACGCATCTGCTGTTCGGCAGCCTCGTCGCGAAAGCCGTCCCCCTCAGCCTTCACCCGTTCCACTTCCGCGCGCTCGCGCTTGAAGCCCTCATCGCACTTGAGCAGCGCAGCCTTCACCCGCTCTAGCTCGGCCTCGGCTACCTCGGCGCGATTCTTCCATCCCGCCCTTATCGGTTGCATCTGCTCACTTATACGCAGCCGCTCTAGCTCGGCAGCGAGGGAGTCGAGGGCGGCTAGCGCCTCCTCCTGCGTAATCGTGCGTCCGTCATCGAAGTCCAGCGTCACCTTTGCCCCGCGAGCCACCCACGGCCGCACCGTCGCCAGCAGCGCCTCTGTATCCGCGCTCACGCGGTATGCTTCTCCCCGACGCCTGAACTCGGAGCCTTCTCCGCTAGTAGGGTTGTCGCTCGCAAGCGGCCCTTCGGGGTCGTTTGTTTGTTCTGTGTCCGCGCTCACGACAGCGCCTCGCGCTTCGCGTCTCGGTAGCGCTCACCAATCGCGGTTGCCGCCTCTAACCGCTTCCGAGCTTCGGCTTCCCGTTCTACTCGCTCTAGTTCGTCCCACACGTGCTGCACCGCCGCATCGAAGCGCGGCTCGTCCGGCCCCACTTCGCGGATGTACATGAGGTCGCGCTTCCAGGGCTTCACGATTCCTCCTTCTCGCGGTGCGCATCACAGAGGCGGCACTCGCCGGGATCATGCAGCGGAAGATGGCGCACACTCATAGCCAGGTCGAGCGACTCTTTGAAGTCAGGCTCCTCGTTGGCGCGCTGCGCCATTCGCCACAGCGTGATGTCCTTAGGCTCGCTCACGACAGCGCCTCATCGAGAGCAGCGAGGGCGGCCGATGCTCCCTCCTTACAACGGTCGCAGCCGATAGAGCACACCGCCGCTTGGTGAGCCGCCTCCACCACCGCCACGATCTGCGGGAGGGCGTCCTGGAGCGCCGCGATGTCGTTGTCGCGCCACTCGTTGCCCAGCCCCTTCAGCTTCTCCGATGCGCTCACAGCCAGCGCCTCTCGCTCGGCAGCCAGAGCAGCAGGTGCCAGTCGCCGCAGTGGTTCTCCTGGCGACCGGCGAACGCCATGAGGGGGAGCAACTTCAACAGCATGAGCAGCACCGCCACCCAGAACGGAATCACTCGGCCGACTCCCAGTAGTCCTCGGCCAGAGGTGCTGGCTCGGGCCAACCCTTCTCGATGGCGGCCTTGCCGACCTCGCGGAACGCAGCGACCGACTCATCGCTGAGCGGCTCGTCATGGTTCACGTCGATGTATGCATCGTCGTCACCCGTCTTCTCGGGGTCGATGTAGATGCGCGTTCTCACGAGGCCGTCCACTCCCTCATGTCGAGGAGGTCGTAGAACCAGGGGCGCGTGGAGGTCTGCTCGATCTGCGTGCGGTAGCAGGAGAGTGCCGCGAGCTTGCGGGCGATGAACTCCGGGCGATCGGGCGTCGACGGCGTGCCGTGCGAGCGCGTGCCCCTGGGCGAGTAGGTGCGGTAGCGGATGATGTCGATGTCCTGGAACACGGTCAGGCAGAGGCGGCCCACCAGGTTGTGCTCCTCGTGGCCGAACTCCTCCACGTCGGGGGCGATGACGCGAAGGTAGTCGTCGGCACCCGAGGGGTCGCGCAGGCCGATGAGGAACGCCTCGACCGTGTCCTCGGCCGCGCCCTTCGGCACCGGCATCTGGTGGAACGAGCAGCCGAGCCAGGTGGTCGCGTGCTCCAGTTCGACGTCGCGGCCCTCGTCGTACACGACCACGACGTGGGCGGCGTGGCGCTGCGCGAGGTAGCTCGCGAACAGCGTCTCGTCGTCGGCGTGCGGAGCGACGAGGAGGGTGCGCGTCACGTCACCTGCTCCCCGTCGAGGATGCGCTGCGCGTAGTGCGAGACGTCGTCCGGGGCACCGTAGGTCTTCACGCCACCGACGATGCCAACGTAGGTCGCCGGGTACGTGCGGTTCGCGATGATCTCCAACGCCGAGCGGTAGCGGTCGCGCTCGCGGACCAACTCGTCCACCGCCGCGCTCGCCTTCGTCTCGACGCTGCCCCACCGATCCTGAAACGGCAGGGCGATGAAGTCACGCAGTGTCGCCTCGGCGCTCACTTCTTCCTCCCCGGCTTCGGGTCGGGCTTGAAGTGGTCGCTCTCGGAGCGGGGCAGAGCGGCTTCACTCTGACGTCGTTCAACCCCGCCCCGCTCCAACAGCGTCCGGCTTCCCTCGATGGACCCGGCCAGGTGCCGGTCGAGGCTGTCGAGGGCGAGTTGCCTGATCTTCGCGTCCGGCTCAAGCCCCTCGGCTTCGAGGGCGCGCCACTTGGCAGCGGGCACGTACACGGCGACGGTCGGCACGCGCGGGAGCATACCAGTAACTAGTGACTAATGACTAGCCCCTCTACGCCAGAGCGGCTGCCTCGACTTGAACAGCGCGTGGTCCTCCCGGTAGCGGCGCTGGCCCCGCTGGTACGTGGCGTCGTCGGTGCCCTTGCGCATGCCCTGGTCGTCGCGCCAGATGTGGTGCAGGTGCTCGACGTGGGAGCGCCGGGCCGAGAAGTACGCGCGGCGGGCCTTCGCGGTCTCGATGAGTTCGTTGTCGACCCAGCAGTGCCAGTAGCCCTCGTGCAGCGCCTTGCCCGGCTCGTCGATCGTGCCGTGCTGCTCGATGTACTCGCGCGAGATCAGGGAGTGCGTGGAGTGCATCCCGCGCTTCACCAGCGGGTTGCCCAGGTCGTTGGTGCCGGTGACGCCAGGGAGCCGCTGAGCGATCTCCAGGGCCTCCTCGTCCCAGCCTGGGTGGAAGCGCAGGTCGTCGCCGCCCTGGAACACGTAGGGCGCGTTCGTGCACAGGACGCCGTAGTTGATCTTGCGCGCGTAGTCGCCACCCTCCAGGAGGAAGGGAACGATGTGGTAGGCAGCGTCCGTTCGCGAGCACGCGGCGATCTGCTCCGTGTCTCCGGACGTGCACAGGAACACGATCTCGGTGACCAGGGTGGATGCCTCGTGGATGGACTCGACCAGCGGGCCTGCGCGCTCGGGTCGATCGAGCACCGGGATGAGGACGGCGATCACCCGCGCAGACCGGGCCGGTAGGACGTGTCGCGCTCGCCCGAAGGTGCGCGGAAGCGCGGCGGCTGGGCCTGGCCCGACGGCACGCTCATGGTCACCCCGCCGGTCTTGTTGCGCGACCAGATCACCATGCTCGACCACGCGTCCACCTGGTCGTCGTGGCTGCCCATGTTGAACACCGCAAGCTCCTCGATGAACGCCTGCACGCGGGCAGGGGTGCGCGGGTCGTAGTCGGTGCCTTCGTCGTTCATGTAGCCCGGCAGGAAGCAGTTGTGGCCCACCAGCGCAGGCTCGGCGGACTCGGCGCGGACCTCCTTCGACCCCTTCGCTTGACCCAGCACCACGCCCTGCACGCGCGAGCGAACGGAAGCGGCGGCGTCGGGACCGTTGGCCGTGTTCTCGATGAGCACGAACTGCGGGACGTCGGGCCATAGCGCCGACGACCAGATCGACAGTTCCAGCATGGCCTCAATGGTGGCGTTCAGCGCCGCGCGCTCGTGGTACAGGCGCAGCAGGTAGCGGTGCGCGCCCTTGCATCCCCACACCTGCCCGGCCACGAAGTCGGAGTGATCGCGGTCCTTCACGGACGTGTCCCAGGAGTGGACGATCAGGTCGAACAGCCCGACCCGCGACGCCAGTTCCGTCACCTGCTCAGGGCCGAACACCTCGCGCGGGGAGTAGTAGGACAACTCGGGCGGGTAGTAGCGCCAGTCCGCGCGCTTCAGCAGGTTGCCCTCCCGTGGGGCAGGGCGTTGCTGCAACTGCCCGGCGATCGTGTACTCGCTTCCCATGTCGGCCTTCAGGCGCGCCATCTCCTTCGCCCCGAAGCGCTCGGGCCACAGCAACTCCCCGGGCTTGGAGCGCTTGTCCTGCGGCCACACGAACGGATGCTTCGGCTCGTACTCGGCCGGAAGGCACAGGTGGTCCCAGCCGCCGCGCTCCAGTAGGTGGCCGGTCAGGTCCTGCTCGTGCAGGCGCTGCATGATGATCACCTCGATGCCGGTGGCCGGATCGTTGAAGCGCGATGAGATGACCGAGTCGTGCCAGTTCAGCACCTTGCCGCGCAGCGCGTCGGAGGTCACCTCGTCGGCCTTGTGCGGGTCGTCGATGATCACGATGTCGCCGCCCTCGCCGGTCGCCGTGCCGCCTACCGACGTCGCGATGCGGTAGCCGGTGCGGTCGTTCTCGTAGCGCGTCTTCTGGTTCTGGTCGCCGGTGAGCGCGAACACGTCCGAGAAGCGCGACAGGAACCACCCTGACTGGATGAGCCGCCTGGACTTGACTGCATCCCTGGTCGCCAGATCGTCGCCGTAGGAGGCCGTCAGGAAGCGCATGGAGGGCTTGGTCGTCCACAGCCACACCGGCCAGAACACGCTGACCGCGAGCGACTTCATGTGCCGCGGCGGGATGTTGACGATCAGGCGCTGCACCTCGCCCTCAGCGCAGTCCTCCAACTTCTCGGCGATGGCATCGACGTGCCAGCCCTGGGAGTACTCGGTCGTCGGCTCGATGACCGACCACGCGCCCCGGATGAACGCGCGGAAGTCGCCGCTCAGGCGCTCGGCCTCCTCGGCCAGCATCTCCCCGTTCTTACGCCGCTCGATGGCGGCGTCGATCTCCGTGAGGGCTTCCGCGTAGGTGGTCACGCGTTCAACTCACGGCGGGGAGGCTGGTCGATCACCTCCACGGCCGCCAGCTTCGAGAGCGCCTCGCGCACTGCCACCAGTTCGTCGAGCGGCAGATCGTCGAGGCGGGAGGCGTCGAGGACCAGCGCGTGCTCGATCTTGCCCTCGTGCTTGACCCGGTCGCGGCGCAGGTGCGCGTAGGCCGGGCCTCCGTGGGTCGCCAGCTCGACCTCCAGGATGCGCGCGTTGACTTCCCCCGGGTTGGTGCGCAGCGCGATGACCCGCGCCGCCGCACGCAGGCGCTCGGCGTAGTGCTCGCGGCCCTCGGCCTGCGCTGCCTCGATGGCCTGCTGGAACTCAGGCTCCCGAGCAGCGAACATGCGGATGCGCGACGCAGTGGTGTCAATCTGCCTCGCCGCCAGGTCGAGGCCGATGCCCTGGCGCAGCGCGTCCAGGTATGCCTCGCGCTGGGCCTCGTTGTGCACGTCGGCGAACAGGGGCACGGGGGTGTGCCCGTCGTAACCGACCGGGCGCTCTACGTCGGTGGGTGCTTTCCTCGCGCGCACGCGTGCGAGGGAGCGTAGCGCGAGGGCTGGTGGAGGTGCTACTCCGGGCCGCTCGTATCTTGGTTCGAGTCGCCGCGCAGGCTCAGCCCGAACGCATTAGCCTCGGGCGGGAAGGGTGGCAGCGGCGGGTTGTGGTCATCACAGTAGAACGCGAGCATCCCGCCCAGACCCACGAGGTACATGCGCGTGTTGCGCGACAGACAGCCCGGATGGTCACACCGGACGTTCTCGGCAACGTTGCTCACGTCGGCCTCGAAGCTGGAAACGACGCTTCCTTCTGAGACTCAACACGGCGGCGAATCCACTTGAAGCCCGTGTGGTACTCCTCCAGCCGCTCACACTCACGATCGATCCAGTCGAGCAGCGTGGTCATATCGGTGATCAGTTCCAGGTGTCGCGTCTCGCGTTCGTCAGCGGCCTCCAACTGCTCTTCGAGGTCGAGTAGCGTCTGCGCGACTAGCTGGACGTTCTCCCGCGAGTGAAGGGTCATCGGCGTTCGGAGGAACGTCTTGGCGAGGTCAGACGCGCTCAGTTCCGTATGTGGTCTGGAGCCCGTCATCGCCACGGCCCATTCGGGAACATGCGGAAGTAGCGGTTCCAGATCGCGGTGTAGCGCTCAGGCGTGATCTCGCGGCGGAGCATGCGAGCGAGGAGGTTGGGCCTCGTGCTTGGTTTCGAGGTCACGGTTTTTCTTCCAACGGTTGGTTAGCCCACGACTTCCACAGCGAGGACGTAGAGGGGTAGTCGGACGCCGGACGCCTCATGCGCCACCACTCCAGCTTCAGCAGGCGCTCACAGACGGCTGTGATCTCGTCCGCACTCAGGTCGCCCTCGTCTCCTAGCCACCGCTCGGCTAGGTCAACACAGTCCGGTTCCTTAGACACGCTGGATTCACCCACGCGGCAGCACCGCCTTGAGCGCCTTGCGAAGCTCACGCGCGAAAGGCATCTTCCGCTTACGAAGCGCGTCGCGCAGCGCCGCGATCTCGGCGTCGGTCAGCAGGACGTAGGTGAGGTCGGCCTCGCCGTTGCTGCGGAGCACCTTCACGGGTACCTCGTCACGGCCGCGACGCCGAACAGCGAGTGCATCCACTCGGACACCTTGCGGCCCCAGCACGCCGAGCACGCGGCGTACCCGGTGAACGAGTACGGCGTCGAGTGGCCGGGCCAGCGGCCCGCGAGGAAGCGCGCGTAGAACGCGATGGCCTGCGGCCACCCGACTGAATCCGGCACCTCACCCTTCGGGCCATCCCAATCTGGGACATGCCAGCCGCTCCCGCACGAGGATAGGCCCCACACGTTGAAGCGGTTGTTGGAGCACGCCGCTGCGCCCAGGGAGGACTCCGTCGCGGCGGCTGCGGCCATGAAGTAGGGGCTGACCCCGTACCGGCGGCCCCAGCGCTCCAGGATGGCTCCTGTGCCCGCCATAGGCGTGCCTGACAGGCCACGGTTGAGGCGTGCGACCACCTGGCCGACTGAACGCTGCCAGCGGCTTAGAGCGGCTCCTGCGGCCTTCGCGCGTGCCTGCCACTCCTCTGCGGCGAAGCGTGCCCACCGGCACGTCTTGCCGCGCACGATCGGAGTGCGGTCGGCCAACTGCCCGCCGCGGTTCACCTGCCGCTCCCAGGTCAGGGTCCGGTAATGAACGACAGCGCGGCGGGCAGACTTGCAGCGCTCGCCGTAGACGACGAACGCCGCGGAGCCGATGGAGTAGCCGGGCGCAGCGGCACGGATTGGTGCTGCCCCAGGGGAGGGGGTCCGTGCCCGGCCTGCGGCAGCCGACGCCTCGGGGGAAGCGGAGGCGGCTGCGCCCGAACTTGTGGTCGCCCAGATGAGGGTGGCGATGAGGGCGACGAGATAACCAGAGACGACGATTATTGCCATTCGAGTTGAGATGACCCTCTCTCCTCCGTGCGCTTCGCCCGCGCGATTGCCCGGGCCTGGTCGCGCCGCACGCGCTCGTCGTGAGCGAGCCATAGGTCGGCTATTGCGGCGATCACGGTGAAGACGGCGAGGATGCCGACGATGTAGATGACGAACGTGGTGACAGGATCGAACACCATCAGGTTCCCTCCTTCTCCGCGCGGGGCGACGCTAACACGCTGCGAGGACGGTCCCAACCGTTGGCGTGTGCCAGCGCCTTCGCGCAGTGGTCGTGGGTGTACGTGCCGTCGGTGTTTCGATGGTGCTCGGCGCACTCCTTCCCGCAGTTCACGCAGGGGCGCTTTACCTCGGTCACAGCTTCTCAGCCCACTCCAGGGCGAGGGCCGCGCACCGGCGGGCCTCCTCCACGTCGCCCTCCTGGATTGCCATCTGCGCGAGGAACGAGTAGCCCTCGGCCATGTCGGTCGCGCGGTGGGCTTCGTCGCGCCACTGGTCGAGCCGCGTCCTGAGCGCTGCATCGGTGGGTGCGTCGACCTCCGTCATCGTCGCCGGATCGCCACGTCGTAGGGCTTCTCGATGACGGTCGAGTTGCGCTCGATGATGGCGGCGTACTCCGGGTTGGCCTTCGCCGCCCGCGTCGCCTCGACGGCGGCCACGCGGTAGCTCACCGTCTCGACCACGATCTCGGAGACGCGCTCGTCGGGCATCCCCGCAGCGAGCAACTCGTCGCGGATGGCCTCGGCGTCGTATGCCTTCTCGGGGCCGCCGCGGATCTCGGCCTTGCGACCGCCGCCGACCGAGAACGTCTTCGCGGTGCCGCCCTTCTGCCAGTAGCGCACGAGGGAGTCGGAGAGTACGCGCTTGACTTCGCGCCAGCGCCCCTCGATCTCGCGGATGTCCTGGAGCGCGAGCGCGACCTCGCGCGGCTCGTTCAGGTTCACCACGGTGCCGGTGCCGGGCACGACCAGCGCCTCGGACTCGCGTACCTCGATGTCGGTCATGTCGCCTCCCGTATGGCTGCTTCGGTGAGCCTGTACTCAGGCACGCCGTGAATCCATCGCTCGCGGACGACCAGGCCCTCGCGTTCCATGTTCGCCAGGAGACGACCGCCGGTGCGGCGGTAGGCGTGCTGGCGACCAGTCGACGGGTTCCACGAGGTGTTCTTCTTCTCCGTGTAGTACTGGACGAAGGTGCCACCTCTGATCCCGGTGCGGATGCCTCGCGCGAGGAGCCAGCGCACCGCGTCTTGCTGCGCGACCGTCACTGCATCTCCCTCTGCTTGGCCTCCCGCCCGCGGCGGTAGCTGGTCAGGTACTCAGGCTCGTCGGACTGCTTCTCCGCGCCCTCGCGACCGTGACGGAAGCCGTCCTCGCGCAGGCGTACCCGCCTGGACGTCTCCGCGCTTCCCACGATCTTCGGGGCTACTCCTCGGGGCATGTGGTCTCCTTCATCGTCTCGGGCCGTTCGTCGCGATGAGCGCGAACAGCGGGATGCCGATCAGACAGACGACCGCGGCGGCGATCGTGGTGATCATCGTCCTCACTCCTTCCCCTCGGGTCGGTGGGGGTTCGGCTGGAAGTCGTACTCGGGGTCGCAGAGCGCGCAGGTGGCCGGATCGTGCGTCTGGTCCTTGCGGCGGTCGCAGTGGCGGCACCTGCCCGCCCCGTTGCACTCGAAGGGGTGGAAGTTCTCGGCGGGGTCGACGTGGGCGGTCATCGGCAGGTGCAGTCGAGGTAGCGGGTGAGCACCACCGGGCCGCAGCGCACGCTCCACTTGACGCCCTGCGCGTACTGGCGCGAGGGGTGGAGCGTGTTGCGCTGCACGAGCCGGACGCGGGGGATTCGGTGCTGGCGGCCGAAGCCCCAGTCGAGGAACCACCAGCGCCAGGTGTATCGAGGGAGCAGGCGGACGTTCATGCCGCCACCGCTGCGAATGCAGCCTCGGCCTCGTCGCAGCCCGTCCAGTCGGTGTAGCCGTCCGTGTCCCAGTCGCGCCGGAAGGCGGTGACGCGGCGGGTGCCGGTGACTGCGCCATCGCTCAGGCGCATCACGATCTGCACGTCGCTGCCGTCGGCCTTCGCGCCGTAGAGCGTAACCTCGGCGTAGCTCGGCAGGATCTCGACCTTGATGGGCGAGGCGGTCAGGCCAAACTCGCCGCTGTCGGTGAGGGAGAGCAGTGCGGTGACTGCGCGCCCGATGCGCTCGTTCATGGGCGTCGCGGCCGACAGCTTGCGGCCGAGGCGATCAGTTGTGCGCGGGTTGAGCGGCGCGCTGGATGTGTGAGTCATGACGCCTCCTTTAGCACCTTCGCGTTGCGCTCGGCGAGGCAGGCGGGGTGCCACTTGGTGTGCTTCAGGGTGAAGTCCTGCAACGAGGGCTTGCCGGGCACCGGCATCTCGAAGGGCACCTGAGTGCCGTCCGTGATCTGGCTCTTGCAGCCCGCGCATGGGGGGTTCTGCGTAGCGGTCATGGTGTCTCCTGTCGTGGACTTCATGGCACTAGGGACTCTAGCAGACCCCGCGGGATGGAGTCAAGCGCCTACGCGGCTTGGTTCAGGCGGCGCTCGCACGCCTCGCGGGCACCGGGGTAGCGGTGCGCTCCGGGGCCGTGCGGGCAGCGGCGGCGGCCGAGCACGCGGTCGGCTCGCTCGCGCAGGCGGCGCAGGAAGGCTTCGATGACCGGGTGGTGCCCCGCGCACGCCTCGTAGGTGCGCGAGTACGGGTCGTCGGGGTCTACGTGGTGGCGGTGGATGCGTCCCGAGCAGGGGCCTGCGGCGGCGTCAAAGAGATACGCGGCGGCGCACACGCCGTCGCGCGGAAGGTCACGCCAGGCGCGGGTGTTGTAGACCTCGGTATGCACGGGACATCACTGCCCCGAATCGTACCCCGTATTACGGATGCTTATGCAGTGGGGGCGTACTCGGGCTGACCCGTGAAGTCGGCGTAGCGCTGGCGGATGACGTCGCAGTAGGCGGGGTCGATCTCCATGATCAGCGCCCGTCGCCCTGCCACCTCTGCGGCGACCAGAGTGGAACCCGAGCCGCCGAATAGGTCGAGGACTGTCTCCCCGCGCCGAGTGCTGTTGAGAATGGCCCGTTCCAGCAGCGCGACAGGCTTCTGTGTGGGATGGAGATCATTGGTGCGTGGCTTCGGGTGTTCCCAGATGGTGACCTCGTTGGTAGCTCCGAAGAACCGCGGAGCCTTCTTCGCCTTCGAGGCATAGAGCAACGGCTCGTGCCTGGGTATGTACTGGGCGGTGAGCGCGCCGGTGGGAACGTCCTTCACCCAGATGATCACGGCCCGCTGAGTGAAGCCGGAATCGACGACCGCGTTCAACACCTCGCGCGAGCGCGAGTCGGAGAACCAGAGGTACAAGGAGCCGTCCGGGCGCAGCAACTCAAACATGACCGGCAACGCCGCTGCGTACAACTCGGCGTTCTGATCCCCGAGCACCGTTCGCGTCTTGCGCTTGCCCGTTCGAGCAGAGAACTCCTGCGCGCCGCCCTGGTACTTCACCCCGTAAGGAGGGTCGGTCAGCACCAGGTCGACACCACCGCCGGTCAGATGCCTTACCTGCTCGTCGTCGGTGGCGTCGCCGCACATAAGTCGATGCCCACCCAGTTCGTAGACCTCCCCAAGCGCGGAACGCGGGTCGGCTGGAGGGTCGACAACCGCGTCAGGATCGCCGACGCGGTTCCCGCGGTTCCGCCATTCAATATCCGCCAGCAACTCCTCTACGTCGTCGCGCTCGTACCCTGTGCCGCGCAGGGCGTCCGCGTCGTAGTACGGCTTCAGCAACTCGGCCAGCAGGTCGTCCTCGTACTCGCCCAGGTCGCCCGTGCGGTTATCGGCCAGCAGGTACGCCTCCACCTCGGCCTCGGTCAGGTCGGAGCGCACGACCGCGATGTGCGTCCAGCCCGCGTCGACCGCAGCGCGCAGGGTGTGGTTGCCCGCCACCACCGTGCCGTCCGGCAGTGCCAGGATGGGTCGCTGCTGCCCGAAGCGCTCCAGGGACGCGCGGATGGCCTCCACGTTGCCCCGGCGCGGGTTGCGCGGGTGCGCCTGCATCTCGTCGACCGGCGCGAGCATCCGCCGCAGACCCTCGTTGCCGTTCCACACCTTGCGCGCAGTCGCCATCAGAGCGAAGCGTACAAGCGGCGCTGGAGCCACTCAGCGCGCTTCTCCGGGCCTCCGAGGCGTTCGGCGAGGTAGGCCATCGTGTCCGGCCGGTTGCGCGTCAGGTACGCACCCAGCAGCCTGCGGGTGACTTCATGCTCGGCGGTGAGCTTGCCGTGGCAGCCGGTGGTGCCGTCACCACAGAGCATCACCAGGTTGGCCTCGACGTCGTCGCGCGGCTTGTTGAGCAGGTGATGGAGGGTGAGCTTGCGCGTGGCGCGGGTGGCCCCGCAGATCACGCACTCGTCCCAGTGGACGTGCAGGCGGCGCAGGAGTTCCAGGTCGCGGACCCGGCGCACGGGCTTCGGGTCAGGTGCCAAGCGGCTCGCGGATCGGCTGGGGGTCGAAGGGCTTGCCACGTGCGTCGGAGTAGACCATCCGGTGCTCCTGAGAGCGGGCGGTGAGGACGCGCTCGATCTCGCCGCTGTCCCAACTCCCCGGCGTCCAGACGTGGGCCGCGGTGCCCGCCATGCGGAAGGCGGTCATCCAGTCTTTCTGGTCGGGTCGCAGCCGATCGCCGTCGCCCTTGATCTCCACCACGATGGTGCGGTCGCGCACGAGCATCAGGTCGGGGAAGCCCTTGCCGTCGGCGGCGACCGGCGTGCGCCAGATCCCGTCGCGCCCTTGCATCGCGGAGAAGTGCGCCACCTTCCACCCGAGCGTGCGGGCGAGGTCGATGACGGCCTTCTGAAGATCCTTGCCGGTCACCGGGGCGGCAGCCCCAGAAGGGCGCGTAGCGGCACCACACGGGCACGTGTCGGGCAGGAACCGTAGGGCTGGTCGCGTACCTCGGCTACCTCCACAAGGCCGCGCAGGCGGGCCGTGGAGACGCCGACGAAGCACGAAGGCGGATCCCCGAGGGCGAAGATCCAGCAGTCGGCTTCGCTAGTCGAGATGCCGCACGGCTTCCACTGGCCCTGCCGTCCGGGATCGTGCGCGACCTCGACGTAGACCTTGCCGGTCTCCAGCGCACGGCGGTCGTGCTTCACCTCGAAGCGGTCCCCTCCCGATGCCATCTCGTAGAACCACGCCTCGACCGCGAGGCCCCCGGCCAACTGCACGTCGAACCGGTAGTCGCGGTTGTGCGGAACGCTCACCCGATCAGCCTCGGCAGCGTCTCGCGCACGTCGCCGTTCCACTCTCCGGGCACCTCGTTCCCGAGGCTCACCCATCCCTCGCGCTGGCGGCGGGCGAACAGTTCGAGGTACGGCCCCGGGAAGGACTCGGCCAACTCGTAGAGCGTGTCGGGCTTGCGCGAGTGGCGCGCGTTCGTTGACAGCAGGCCGACCCAGTTCGTGCGCACCGCAGCGTTGCCGCGGGACGCCAGCAGGATCGGCTCCGAGCACCCGCGCAGCCAGTAGCCGACCCCGTAGGCCGGGGCGAACACCGGCTCGCGTCCGCCGGTGATGTCGGTCGCCTTCAACCACGGCAGCCCGGTCTTGAACGTGAAGCCCCACGTCTCGATGAGGCGCAGCGCGTCGGGGATGAAGGGCCAGGTCGTCCACAGCAACAGGACGGCATCGCGCGCGCACACGTCGCCGACGGGGAGCGCTTCCAGGGCTGCCTGGTCGAGCGTGCCGTACTCGTAGTTCGCGTAGCCGGTCAGGTCGCGGTGCTGGTTCGCAGCCTGGTACTGCCAGGGCGGGTCGGCGATCACGACCTTGAACGGGTCGCCGGACCACGGAGTGACCGGCGTCACCTCGTCCGCGAACAGGCTCACAGCCGCTTCCACCACTGCTCCTCGCGGTCACGCTCACTTCCCCACTCCACGTCCTCGATGAGGAGTTGGTGCTCGGGGGTGGCCGTCAGTTCGGCAGGCTCATCGCTGGGCAGCGCGTCGGCCTGCTCCACCCCCGAGTCTTCAGCGTCCGGGTCGAACGTCTCGAACGCGGTGTCGACCTCGTCCTCGCGGTGAGGGTGCGCGCGCAGGTACGCCTGCATCGCCGCGGTGACGGGGTTGTCCGGGACCGACTCACCACAATCGGCCCCGGACCCACGAGCAAGCGGCCCTCCGTCCAGCCCTGAAGGGCTTCTGCGAGCGTACTCCTTCGGATTCACTTCTTGCTCGACTCCTCGGGCAGCCCGTACTGCGCCAGCACCTCGCCCCAGAACTGGGCGGCCTCGCGGTTCGCGATCTCGACCATCATGTTGCGCTCACCCGAGCGGCTGAGGTCCCTGTCCTGGGTGCGGCGCAGGGCCAGGCCCGCCAGGCTCGCGATCTCCTTGCGGACGATCATCTGGATCGCCCCGATCAGCGCCTCGTTGTCCGAGCGCGCGACCGCTCCGAGCGTCGCGATGATGTCCTTCTCGGCGTCCGTGAACTCGACCGGCTCGACTCCCATCAGACCTCCTCTCTGATACGACCTGTGGATATTCCCTCCAGGGGGAGGACCGCCATCGCTCGACGGATCTGCTCCTGGCGTCGGGATGACATAAGCGGGTAGAGACGCTGGGTCAGTTCACGCGCCCGCGCCCCGATGAGTCGCCATTCCCAGATGTCCTGCTGAGCGCCCTGGTGCCAACTCTGTGCGCGTGCGCTCCTGCGTTGCAGATGAAGGCTGCCGCCGTGGGCCGCCTGGAGCCGCTCCAGCGGCTCTCGCTGCACCTGCTTCGCCTTCACCACCAGACCACGGTTGTCGTAGAACGTGCCCTCGCCCTCTAGGAAACCAGCGGTCCACATGAGGTCGGGATCGGTCATTCGACACCGAGGGCCGCGCGCACCCTGGTTAGGTCGTCGCGTCGCACCACGACATTCTCCCCGGCCTCCTGTGCGTTGGCGAGCAGACTGTGCACCGCGTCCAGCAGGCGCGGGATGTCCGGCTCACCCTCGTCAAGCACCGGGGGGAGAGATGGACGTTCGGTCGGCTCCTCGCGCACCTCCTGCTTCATGCGCTCGTTCAGCACCGCTCGCGTCCAGCCCGCCTCGGCGGCGCGCTTCAGCCAGGTCTTCTGGTCGCGGCCGGACAGGGGTGCCACCAGTGCGTGCGTGGAGAAACTCAGAGACGGCTCACGGCGCGACGGAGGCACCGAGCGGCAGACCCATAGGCGGTTCAGGAGCGTCTGCTCGGCCAGGCCCGTCGCCTCGATGGCCTGCGCGAAGCGCTCGCGGTACGCGCCCTCCCCGAACAGGAGCCAGTCGCCTATCCACCACGCGCAGGATCGGTTGATCAGCCCGAGCGCGGCCCCGAGCGCCTCGTACTTCTCATACGGCAGGTCGGGGTCGAGGCGCAGGGAGGTGCCCGTGGTGTCGAGCACGCCCCCAGCGCGCAACTCGTCGATGACGCTTGCCGCGGTGCGCAGGTCGAGGCCCGGGAACGTGACCTCCGGGTTGACCTCCTCGACCAGGGCGACGTTGCTCACGCTGCCTCCGGTGCCTTCACGCTGTGCTCCTCCTCGACCGGCAGCGTGGGCTGCACGTCGAGGTACGTGCCCACATCCACGAGGACGCTCGTCGCCTTCGGCGGCGGCTGCTGGACGGAGACGGACTCGAAGGTGGCGTTGCGCACCGGCACCACCAGGTACTCGCCTTCGTCCTGGGTCACCTTCTTGCGCGCCTGGACGGGACCGGTCGCCTCTGCGTGCCCGACGATGAACCAGCGGTTCCCATCGCCTTGCCGCATCAGCACGAGGTAGTTCGTCATGCGTCTCCTCTCAGATCCCGATGGCTCGGGAGATCGTGGGGCGGGTGACGTCGTAGCGGCGGGCCAGGGAGCGGATGCTCTCACCGGCCTCGAAGCGCGCACGCGCCTCGTGCACCTGCTCGGGCGTCATCTTGAACTGGTTCGAGCGCTTCCGAGGTGAGTCGACCGGGAGGCCGAAGTGCGCCTGGAGCGTCGAGATGATGAGGCGGCTCACCGCGATGCGGCGTCCGGGCAGCGTGGCCTCGTCGGCCGCCGCCTTGATCGCCGCGTGAAGCTCGTGAGACATCCGCAGCATCCACTGGTCGGAGCCTGACGCCTCGCGGTACGGGTAGCCGCTCGACTCGTAGGGCGCGCGGAAGCGGGCCGCCAGAGCCTCGCAGATCACGTCGTTGCGGTTGCGGTCGCGCTCCTTCGCGACGCGCTCGACCTCGGCGTAGAGCGTCTGGGGAACATCCTTGACGTGAACCTGTGCGGACTTCATGGCACGGCGCAGTCTAGCGGGTGCGGCGGCTGTTGTCACGCCGTCACGGGTTTCCCGGGGATGCGCCGCAGCGCCCAGATGACGGGGATGGCCGCGAGCGTCATCCACGCCTTGCCCACGATCTGCCCCTCGACCAGTTCGCGGTGCCACCAGCCGAACGCGAGCGTGACGAAGATGATGGAGTCGAGCACGAAGCCGACGACGTTGCTAGCCACCAGGGCCTTGAGCCAGCCGCGCTCGGACAGCGGCTCGTACACGGCCAGGTCGGACATCTCGGAGATGAGGAACGCGATGGCCGACGCAACCGCGACCGACACGTATCCGCCGGGGATCGTCGAGTTGGCTTCGATGGCGATGGACAGCCCGGCACCCACCAGGATCGCCACGATGACCGCTGAGCGGCCCAGGGAGCGATGGACGACGTCCCTGAGGGTGAAGGCCAGGCCAGCGAACCAGACGCCCGCAGGAGCCGTCAGGCCGAAGCCGACGGACGTGAAGCCCCAGTGCGTGACGGCGTAGTTCGCGGCCCAGACGGTGCCGACGAACAGTGCGGCTGCCACCAGCCCTACGGCGTTATCTCGAAGTCGCAACGGTCAGTCCTCCCTCCTGGCGGTAACCGTCCGGTTCCGGCCAGTTCTCGATGGATTCCAGAATCTGGTCACGCCACGCGAGTGCCCAGTCGAGGCAGTTCGCGCAGGTCTTCGCCTTGTGCTCCGTCGGGTGGAGCTTCCCACAGAGCGTCCGGCGGGGCCAGTTGAACAGCGACGGCTGCTGGTCGTCGCCCGACACCCAGCGGGCCTGGGAACTCCAGGACATGGAGTCGGCCGAGGTAAGCGCGTCGGCGTACTTCTCGATACCGGCGACCTTCACTCCGAAGCCGTGCAACTTGAGCGGCAGGAGGGAGCGGAAGATGTCGGCCGCCTCCTGCGTGTTCTGGCGGCGGCAGACTGAGCCGACTCCGATGAGTGGCTCGTTGCTCAGGTCGACGTCGTTCTCGTCGTACATCTCTGCGCAGCGGTGGTAGTCGTCGACCGTCCAGCCCTGAAGCACCGGGATGACGACCGACCCAAGCCGCTCGCGCAGCGACATGAAGTTCAGCACCGTGCGCAGTTGGTGCTCCTCGATAGTCAGGCCCGTCTTCGCGAGCACGAACGGCTCGCACATCCAGTCCATCGGGGCAGCCCACGCGAGGTTGCCGATCTCGTCCTCGAACCGGCGAACGTCGGCGACGTACTCGTCCTCGGTGGTCAGCCAGGCCCCGTGCATGTTCAACTCGGTAAAGCCTCCCGAGTCGAGTGCCCACGGGCCTACGGCGACCGGCAGCGTCTTGCGCTCGTAGAGGCGGCGGCGCGAGACGAACAGGTCGCGCTCGGTCTCCAGCCAGTTCGGCCGGTGCGTGCCGAGCCAGAACTTCACGCGCCCGCCTCCTCCAGGATGCGCTCGGCCTCGACGTAGGTCTGGTACCACGGCTCGTGCTCGTCGACCGGCCCCTGCGCCAGCACTGCGATGGCGTCGGCCTTCTCCTCCTCGGTCGGGGGGTCCATCGGCACGCCGCCCATGCGCCTGATCCAGCGCCACTGCACCGGGCGGGGGATGACGCGCTCGGTCGCCGGAAGCTCCTTCATCGTCGGGCCGAGTTCAGGGAAGATGCTGACGCCGGTCAGCGCAGGCTGCGGCGGGCGGCCTCCGCGGACGTAGTCGTTGAGCGCCTGCTGGCGCAGGTTGTCGTATGCCTTGCGGAACTGCGCTCGCACGGTCGCGATGTTGTCGGAGTGCAGGATGGCCCAGCGGCCACCGACGTGCTCGGCAGCGGCGCGCACGGTCTCGGGTGCCTGCTTCAGGCTGCCGCGCTCAGCGATCTCCCACGCCTCCTCGGTGGTCGGCAGGTTGAGCGCGCGCTCGGCCACCTGCTCCAGGATCTGCCCGATGGAGGGCCGGAACTTCTCGGTCCCGATGAGGTCGTCGACCGCCTGGGCCACGACGCCCTCCGGGAACTGGCTGAGCTTGTCCGCGTAGCGCGCGATGGCACGGTCCGAGAACTCCTCCCGCCAGGAATCCTGTAGGGCTTCGAGCACGGGCACGAGGCTCATGCGCTTCTCCTCTCGGTCACGAGTTGGACGATCTTCTCGATGCGGCCCTCGCTGCGCGCCTTCGCGTTGACGGCCTGGATGGAGCGCTCGAACTGCGCACCTGAGCCGTACACCACCGATGGCGACGGTGGCCCCTTCCACCACGGGTCGGCGAGCGCGGCCTGGATGATCAGGCGGTGGTCGTCGAACGTGGCCTCGGGGTACTCGCGGATGCGCAGGATGATCTTCGAGAGCCAGTCGGCAGAGCGAAGGTTCTGGCCGGTCAGTTCGTTCCAGGTCTTCAGCACCCAGACGGCCTTAACGGCGTGCTCCTTCGTGACGGGCTTTCGGTCGACGGTGCTCGGCACCGACGATAGTTCGCGCGCGCGCGGTTCTATGTCTTTGGATGGTTGCTCTTTGGATGGTTGCTCTAAGGACGGTTCGGGCGTAATCCTGACGCCCCCCTGTGTCGTAGATGTCGCCCCCTCCGGTGCAGTAGATGTCGCCCCGGGGGGTGACATATTGACGCCCCACCGAACCGCACCCGAATCGTGGGTGCCGGTGTTCGTGATCGCACCGGAAGACTCCAGATCCCGGAGGCAACGTTGCACCTGGCGACGTGACATCCGAGCCTCGTGCGCGATCGTGGCGACCGCGGGCCATGAGTCCCTGCCGTCCTCGCCAGCGTGGTCGGCGAGCACGAGCAGTACGAGCCTACGTCCGAGCGTCTCCTCGGAGTGCTTCAGAACCCAACTCATTACGTGGACTGACATCTACTACCTCAACTTGATCGAAGTGACTTGAACGAACTGACGAAGACTTCATGGCACGACCTAGTGTACTCTCATGGGGAGTGGCTCCGTGATCTCTACCTCCTCCAGCGCTAGTTGGCGTTGGGGTCGAAGGGACTGCGTGGCCTTCATGGCGCACGTTCGGGGAAGGGCCGGGGCAACTCGGCCCCAGCCCCACGCCCTCAGTCCGCTGCCTTCTCCTCCGTCTCGGCCGTGCCCTCGAAGGGCGTCTCCAGCGTGCCCAGTTCGAGCACCAGGCCCTCGAAGGCCCAGGCGTATGCCTGCTGGATCTCCTCGCGCGAGGGCGGCGGGAACTCCCCACCCTCCCACGCCTTCGCGACGGCGTTCGCGAGCCGCCTCCACCACTGCCCGGTCTGCGCCTTCGTCAGGTCGTCGAGCTTGGCCCCGAAGACATGCTGGGACAGTTGCTCCTCGATGGCGACCCAGTTCTCCTCGGGCGCGAGGTCGCGCTGGGCGATGCGGATCGAGGCGGCGTCCTCAGCTGACTTCACCTGGATGGCCCCTTCGATGAGGCTGTTGGCCGGGTTGAACGGCTGCCCGGTCGGCCCCGCCGGACGGCTGCTTCCTGTCGGCCCCGCGCCGCGCGTCGTCTCCTGCGGCGTGCCCGAGTCGGCGTCCGAGTGCGACGTCTCCGCGGTGGCGAGCGCGAAGGCTTGAGCGACGACGTACTTGAACGCCATCGTCATCGCCTTCGACGTGGACTTGTCTCCCATGTCGGTGCCCTCGCCCCAGCCCGACGCCTTGAACGAGTCACCCGCTGCGCCGTAGAACGTGAACTCGACGTGCAGGTTGACCTCGTACATCGTCTTGTTGTTGCCGGTCATGCGCTCGCCGGTGATGCGTTCCAGGACGTGCGGCACCACGAACACGCCGTGCTTGGCGAGCAGCGGGTTGAGCGCATTCATCACGTCGTCGTGCCCGCGGAACATGAACTTCTGCTGCTCGTTGCGCTGCGTCTTTCCGATCGCGGGAAGTTCGTCGATGATCGCGATCATGCGCTGGTGGACGGTGCGGTCGTCGATGAGCAGACGCTCGACCGCCTCGCGCGCCGCCTGGGTGATGGGTTCGTTCTCGGTGATGGTCATGTGAGCGCCTCCTGTTCCTCACGGACGACCCTGACCAGCGAGATGCCGCGCGCCTCCAGGGCGTCGAGCTTCTCCTGGTCGTCGTCCTCCTTGACGATGTACTCCACGGCCGTCGGCCGGAAGGCGTGGAAGATGCCGGGCGTGTACCCCGGCTCCGTGGCGTCCGGCTGCCAGGTGAGCACCGCCTTGCGGTGAGCGACCAGCACCCAGGTCTCGCCGATGACGAACCCGCGCGGCACCGCGGTGATGCGACGGCTGACGCCCATCCTGAGCGCCTCTGCCGTGAACTCCCTCGGGGTCGAGTAGAACGACTCCCCGATCCAGAGCAGCCCGCACTTCTCCCCGAGCCTGCCGGGCGCTCCGAGCGGGCAGCCTGCGGAGTGCACGTCGCTGCCATGCGGCCCGATGTGGCCCTCCAGCAGCGCGTCGGGGGTCACCCACGTCCATCCGCGGGTCGGCTTGGTGCCGCACCCGCAGGTGGGGCAGACCGGCAGCGCGATGGGGAGTGCATCGCAGGCGTCCATGAGGCCGCCGCTCACGAGGTAGAGGCCGCCGGGCTTGCGGTACCCGCAGCCCCTGGCTCCCTCGACGCTAGTCCTGATGCTCATGCGTTCCTCCTTCAGTCGAGGTCGGCGTAGTCCGCCATGACCTCGTGGTGGCGGGGATGCTTCGGGTCTGTGATGTCGTAGGGGCCGTCGTCGGGCGCGAGCCGGATGACGTCGCCCCGCTCGTCGGCGGTGAGCACGCCGGGCTGCACGCCCTGGTCGGAGATGACCAGCACGCTGACCTGCGCCGGGCGCGTGGCCGCGCGGTAGCCGCGCGCCACACCCAGTTCGTAGGCGGCCCAGCAGCGCTGGCGGTGCGTGCCGCGCAGCGCGTCGTCGATGGCGCGGCGTGCCTGCCCGCGCAACTCAGCCTCGAAGCCGAAGTCGCGCTCGCCGCGGTCCTCCTCGGCGTACACGCGACCGACGTGCAGGCCGCGCTCGTATTCCAGGTCGGGGATCATGCCTCCTCCTCGCTCGGGATCGCCAGGTACTCGAACACGGGCGTGACTTCGCCGTGCAGGTCGCAGCGCCAGGGACCGTACTGCTGCCCCTCGTTCGTCAGGGCAAGGATGTCGCGCCGGGCCAGCCCCTTGCAGACCGGGCACAGAGGAAGCTCGCGCTCCACGAAGCGCGGCGCGCGCGGCGCAGGCTCCGGGACCCAGGGTTCGCTCGTGGTGTCACTCATGGCGTCTGCTCCACATGGACGCTGACCGCCTTGCAGGGCTGCCCTGATCCGTGGAGAACCTTCGCCGTCTTGTACGCGCAGACGCAGAAGGTGATGCCGACGATTGCGATTGCGATCGCCATCATCGCCGCCCGGAAGCTCTTGTGGTCCCACTCGTGCCAGGTGTTCTCGCTCATGGCGTCTCCTTCGTCTCGATGATCTCCATGCACTCCTCACACCAGTCGACCGGCGACCGGGCGAAACTGACGGCGATGGCCTTCGACGAGTGCGAGCAGATCGAGCCGCTGACCCAGCGCCCTCACGACCGCACCTGCACGAGCGGGCCGTCGTTGTCGACCTCGTTCACGAGCGAGATCCCGAGGAGCACCGTCTCCTTCTCGACACCCAAGAAGGTGCTCAGGTTCTCGACCGACTGGTCGAAGGTGTAGCCCTTCGTAACGATGTCGTGCTGCACGATCTGGCTCATCTGCCGACCGCGCTCAATGTGAAGCGGAGTAACAGTCAGGGAGTTCATCTCTCCTCCTTCAGTCGTGGACTTCATGGCACGTCGGACTCTAGCACACTCACCGGCCGTGTCAAGCGCCCTTTGCCCAGGGATTCAGCAGCCACTCCCCCGGCTCCCCATCGACCGGGCGGTACATGATTCCGTCCGGTCGAACGTTGCGCTTGTGCAGGTCGAGCAGCAGGTCGCCCAGACTCACATCGTCGGCTGAGCCGACGCAGACGAGGTCGGTGCCGGTGCCTGGTGGGGCTTGGTCGATGTAGACGCGGAACGGGGTCTCGCTCTGCTCGGTCATGCCTGCCTCCTCTTCGTCGTGGTGACGTAGAACGTCTCGTGGTCGTGGCGCAGCGCGTAGATGCGCTCGCCGTCCTCAGTCCACACGTAAAGGCACGTCGGGTCCGCCTGGGGTCGGAGTCCCAGGTGCGCCCGCTCGGGGCTTAGACGGCCGCAGGAGAGCGCAGAGCGCACCTCCTGCTCGATGCCCACGGTGTCGAAGTGCGGGAAGCGCTCCGCAGCGCGCCACATGGCGTGGTCGGTCACGTGCACCGGGCCGGTCCAGTTGAGGGCGGCGGCGCTCACGCGCGTTCCCGGTACCGGCGCACAGCGCGCAGGGCGGCCCAGTCGCACTCGTGCTCGACATAGCGGCGCTGACCGCGTCCTCCCTGTCGATGCACCTGCTTGGACGATCGGTAGTAGTTGCGCGGCGACTGCCGGTGGTGCATGGCCTCGTGCGCGGTGACCGCGACGAGCGCCTCCCGCCAGTCGGCCAGGGCAAAGACGGGCGGTGCCTCTTTGCGCTCATAGGTCAGGTAATCGTCCATCGGGATGCCGGGCTTCGGAAGGCCCACCCGGATGACCGGGCGATCCTCGCCGTCGGCCGGGTACCAGTAGTGCCGGTAGTAGCCGGTCGTGTGTCCGCTGCTACCGCGGCGGTGGTGCACCTTGACGTGCACGTCGTCGGCGTCCAGGTCGCGCAGCACCGAGCGCACGAGCTTGCGCACCTCCGCGTCCGGGTACTGGGAGCGGTTGCTGATGCGGATGCTCATCGCGCTTCCTTCACCCGGGTCGTGGTGATGGTCCCGTCCTCGTGGCGCTCGACGCGCGCCACCTTGATCTCGCCGTTCTCGAACACGCCGACCAACCACGGCTCCCCCGCGCGGATGGCGCGGTTCTGGGCGACGGAGAGGGCCGACCCGATGGTGGGCCAGCCCCGCTCGTCGCGACCGATCCTGAAGCGGCCGGTGCCTCGCTCTCTAGCGGCCATCAGTTCCACCGCCCGATGATGCTCTCGCCGTACTTCTCGACGAAGGCTTCGTCGTTCCAGGTAGTGAGGCGGCCCCGGTTCGAGTTGTGGATGTAGAGCGTGGTGTCGGCGATGTACTCGTCGCCGTCGATGATCGCTGCCGTCTCGCCGCGGAGCGTGCGTCCGGTGGACTGCTCGCGCTTCCAGAGGGTCAGGGTCGACTTGTGCATCTTCGTGCCGGTGGGGAACTGGCCGAGTGCGACGCGGCCGACTGAGTCGTAGCGCTGGGGGTCTTCCGTCCAAGCCTGGACTTCGACCTCGCGGGTGGAACCGAAGGCGGTAACTTCGACGGTGCGGGTCTGGCGGATCATGCTGGCTCCTCCGTTTGTGGACTTCATGGCACGTCGGACTCTAGCAGACGTACATGACGCGCGCAAGTTCCACGAACCGGAGACGCAGAGAGGCCCGGCTCATCACCGGGCCTCTCGCCTCACAGACACACCACCGCGCGGGAGTGTACTAGACCCCTTCGTCAGCGGTGAGCATCGACACGACCGAACCCTGCACCGGGGCCGGTGGCGGGGTGGGATCACTCCCCGGCCTCAGGCCCAACTCCGCGAGGGAGTTCAGGATGCTGCCGACCATCGCCGCCACGATGACGACGTAAGCCGCACCGGCTACGACACCCATGTCGAGGCCGTCGATCACGATGTCCGCCTGACCGGCGAAGTAGCTCGCCGCGTACAGGACGAGGTAGCCGCCGATCTTGAACACGACGTCCTTGCGCAGGAAGTCGGCGACGTAGGACAGCCTGAACGTCCGCGACTTGAGCGCGGCGATGACGCCGAGCACGAAGTCGACGAAGATCAGGATGACGAGCACGTCGACCTTCCCGTCGTTCCAGAACGCCTGGAAGAACTGACCCACTTGGTCCTCCTTCGCTAGCTAGCGCCCGGAGTATGCGCCGCCGGTCGGCTATCTGTCAGTGATGACGACGGCCTCTCCGTCCTCGTCGATGAGCCTGTCCATCAGCGAGTACGGCATCCAGGTGGGCGGGTAGTACGAACCCCAGGAGTTCATAAAGCAGAACGCGCCGCGCCGGTCGCTCATCCGGTAGAGGCAGACGCAGTGGCCGCCGCGGACCGAGCCGAGGCTCTGCACCGGTAGCCACCGCTCCCCGGTGAGCGTGGTGAGCGGGTTGTCGAAGCCCGAGTACCAGTTGATCCCGATCGAGACCGCCAGGCCCGCGTAGATGGCCGCGCGCAGTTCGTCGAAGCTCGTGGCCCACCTGTACGCCGCGATGCCGTGAGCGGCCGTTACATCGCCCGTGACGCCGCCCTGGACGCGACGGTGCCCGCGCTTCTCCAGGATCTGGCAGGCGGCCCGCACTGAGGTGCCCTCCTGCGGCGGCGTGTCGTCCCACTCGTCCACGAGTTGGGCCTCCCCGTAGAGCCACCGGCAGGCGTAGCGGTACGTGAGGTCCCGGCCCGACGCCAGCAGCCGCTGGTAGTGGTTCGTGACCGACATCATCGCGCTCGTACCGAAGCCGACGCACGACCCCTCCTCACCCTGGTCGTGGTCCTTCCACCACCAGGGCAGCCCGAGCGACTTCTCGGTCCCGGGCGGCGCGGCGGGCAGCGCCACGGCCGACAGGGGGTAGCGCTCGACGTGCTCGAAGTCCGGCGGGCGGCGGCGGCCGAGGGGCTTCATCGAAGCACCGCCCAGATGAGCAGGAGGATGATCACCAGCACGATCACGCCTCCAGAGATGTAGATGCCGCTCGCGGTCATAGCGCCAGTGCCTCCTTGAGTTGAACTCCAACTGTGGGGCTGCCCAGGGTGTAATCAGGCCCGTGCCCGGTCGACCCGTAGAGCAGTGAGTGGCCGACGAGCGGGCGCGCGTCGATGCCGAGATGAACGTGCGACTTCGCCCCCTGGTAGTAGATGCGCCCCACGTAGTCGCCCTTGCGGAACGTGCGCCCGACCGAGGGTGCCTGGATGAGGTGTCCGTACCAGTACGCGAGCTTCGACTTGCCGGTCGCGTAGAACGCATCTCCGGGGTTCGCGCTCGACGCCTTCGAGACGATCATGTCCTCGACTGCGAGCACGCTGAGACCGCCGATCCAGCCGTCGTCGTAGGCCGGGTAGTACGGGATGCCGTCGGTGTTGTGCGTGAGTTGGTGGTTGAGCACGCTGGCCCCGCCGTTGTAGAGCGGCCCGAGGTCGGGCATCGGGATGGGCGGCGGCTTCGGCGCAGGCGGCTTCCACGCGATGTAGAGCGACTTGCGGTAGGCGTCGAGCAGCGGCCACAGGACGTCCCAGGTGGCCTGCCCGATGTTGCCGGTGGCGGGGATGCCCTCGCGCGGCTGGATGACCATCTTGAGCGCGCTGTACAGGCCGGTGCCGAACGTCTGCGTGTCGGTCTTCCACCCGCCCGGCAGGAGGCCGTCCTCGTAGCGGCGCGCGGCGAACTTCGCGATCTTCACGTCGAGGCCGACGGTGGGTCCGCGCTCGTCGTGGCCCGAGTACATGGGACGCTTGAGCTTCGGCATCAGATGATGTACTCGCCGAGGTAGTCGGCCAGCGGCCAGGTCAGCGCCTGTGGGTACACCGGCGGCGGCATCCCCAGGTACGGGTAGACCCCGGCCACCGGCTGCGAGGTCGGCCACCCGAGGTTGCGCGCCACGCGGTCCATCGCATCCGGCGTCTGCGGCGGGTTCTCGTTCATGTACGCCTCGGGCAGGCACGCGAAGCCCGCGTCGATGAGCACCTTCGCCTTCTCCCGCGTCATGGTCGAGAAGTTCGTCACGGTCGCCAGCGGGCACGTCGGCAGCGGTCCGCCGCCCTGGCCGCGCAGGACGTTCACGACGCCGTCGTAGTCACCCGGTCCCTCGATCTCTGCGATGGCAAGGTCGGAGTCGGCGGGCACGTAGTAGAGGTTGCCGCCCTGCGTGACCCACCCCCCGGCGAGCATCCCGTGGAAGCGGAAGGTGTCGACGAACTGCGGGTAGATGGAGCGGTTGTACTCGCCCGTCAGACGGCCGTCCTCGTCGGCCCCGGAGTCGTCGAGGATGAGCGCGGCCCACTCGTAGCCCTTCGCCACGAGCCGCCGCGCTGCTTCGTCGAGGGAGTGCCTGCCGCCCGTGTAGCCCTTGCGCGGACCCCAGGCGAGGAAGACGCCCCTACGGAAAGGGTCGGGCGGGAGGTGCCTCCTTGAGCGCCTCCACGTCTGCACGTAGCTCGATGATCGCCTGCCCCTGGCTGTCCACGTCACCCTTCAGGGAGTTGGTGAACTTCACCAGCCCTTCGAGGTTGTCGCGGATGCTCTTCGTCACGCCGTCGAACACGCCCGTGCCCGCGGTCCAGCGCCAGGGCGTGACCATCTTCGTCGTGGCCTTGACCGTGACGCCAGCCTTCGCCGCCAGAGCAGCGATCAGCTTGTCGAACTCGTCCGCCGACCAGCCCGTGGGCGGATTCGGGGGAAGTGGTGCGGTCATCGTGCCTCCTCTAACTGGTCCAGATCTTCACAAGGTTCGCCACGCCGATGAATCCTACGAGCACCAGCCCGCCGGTGACGCGCGCCGTCCAACTCTCGATCGCCTTGAGGCGCTTGTCGTTCGACTCCTTGAAGTCGTCGAAGCTCTCCCGCGTCGCGAACAGCGAAGCCTGCTGGCGCATCTGCTCGATGAGGCCGTTGTGCGCGGCGAGGCGCTCCTGAGCCTCGTTCGCGGCCACGGCCACGGCATCACCGGCTGCCTTGTTGGCAGCCTCCGTCTCGCGGCGCAGTGCAGCGATCTCGGCGGTGAGGTGGCGGTCGAGCGCGGCGATGCGCTCCGTCACAACGGAGGTCGCCGGATCGGTTGTACGACCCGCGCCGGGTCCCACTTCCTCACTCATTACCGTCGCCAACGCTTTCGGGCAGCGTGGGGATGAACCCGAAGCGGTCGAGCACGATCTGCTTGCAGTTCTGGTGCGGAGCCAGGGCTTCGATGAGGAACACGGTCGAGCCTCGCGTCTGCCGCAGCGCGCGCTCACGGGAGGGGTCCTCCCGGATCGCCGCCATCAGCACCTCGTCGAGCCGCTCGATGGTCGCGTCGTGGCGCTCGTTCTGGTCGAGGCAGCCGATGTACGTCAACTCCGCGCGCTGCTGCGCTTGGGCCTCGATGAGCACGCGGTTGTCGTGTGAGCGCCGGACCGACTCCCGGTTCACGAGGACGATCGCGACCACGAAGGAGAGCGTCAGCAGCAAGAGCACGCCTACCGCCTGCCAGCGCCTCAGATGCACTTCGCGGTTCGGCACTACGGCCACCAGACGTACAGTTGGACGAGTTCGACGACGACCGCGAGCGTCACCACGACGGCGATGTAAGCCACGAGGCGGGCCGTCCAGCTAGGTCTCGTCGGTGCGTGGAGGAAGTCGCTCAGGTTCATGGCTCCTTATCCGGCGGCCCTGACCCGTAGACCGTCTTGAACAGGATCATTCCCATCGCGGCGGGAATCAATGCGGGGTTCGCTCCCCGGTCGATGACCCCAGAGTAGACGAGCAGAGCGACCCCGACGTATCTGACTACCGTCGGGAACCAGTCGTCGAGCTTCTTGCGACCGTTCGGTTGCTTGGACCTGGTCACTCACACGTCTCCCTCTCCCTTCGGCGAATGGACGCCGACGGCAAGACGGAAGTCTATGAGGCTTCGCGGATGGTTACGAACGCGAGACCCGAGCGGACGAAGTGGTTGCTCGGGTGGTGGTTGAGCGCAGCGCGTGCTCGCGCCTGCTGCGTGAACTCCTCGTCGTAGCGGAAGCCCACCGCCGCCATCGCGCCCTTCCAGTACGCGGCGGGCTGGCAGTTGACGTGGTGGTGCCCGGCCTGGCCCGGCTCCGCGTGCGTCAGCAGCACGGCGCGCGCCATCTGGAAGGTCGCGAGGAAGTTCGGGACGTGCTCCTCGGCGACGTGCTCGACGAACTCACACGACCACACAAGGTCGGTCGCTCCCTTCTCTAGCTGGCTGCCGTACACCTCAGTCGGCCACGGGCCTCGGGTGTAGTCGTGCATGTAGAACTGCCAGTTCTCGGAGACTTGCAGCACGCCGTCGATGCCGGTCACGTCGCAGCCCGCGTCGGCGAAGTAGCGCGCCGCATGGCCTTCCCCGCAGCCGACGTCGATCACGCTGCGGACACCCTGGACGAACACGAGCCAGTCCCACAGGTCCGGGTACCAGGTCGCGGCGTCGCCGCCCTCGATGTAGCCGCCGAGGTGCGGGCGCTCCGTCTCGATGTAGAACGTCACGCACGCCACCAGATGATGAGCGCGGAGCCGAACAGGATCAGTCCGCTCGCGAAGAAGCAGCCCAGCATCGGCCCATAGCGCCAGTAGCAGCCGACCGTCAGCACCGCTCCGACGACCATAAGCACGGCTGTCTTCCAGGCTGCTGCCCACAGACGGGCACGCAGCATCCACTCAGGGTCGTGCTCGCGCGGCATCCTGCTCACGCGCGAGATGTCCCTGCGTACCAGCCTCGCTCGAACAGCGACCCGAGCCGGTTGAACCACTCCGCGTAGCGCGGCCCCACAGCGTCCAGGGAGAAGCGATCGAGCGCCTCCTTACGTACCTTGCTCGGCTTCAGCTGCATGGCCCTCTCCGTGGCTCTCACGCCCTCTGCGAGGGTCGTGAAGCGAAGCTCGTCGGGAACGGTGTCCACGAACGCTCCGAAGTCGGTGGAGACGGCCGGGGTGCCGCACAGCGGCCCCTCGACGGCGACCGCGCCGAACGGCTCGATGTAGCACGTCGGCACGAGCAGCGCCCGCGCTTTCCCCATCAGTTCGTTCCGCTCGGCCACGCCGACGGTGCCGACGTAGTGGACGTCGCCCTCCAGCCGCGTGCCGTCGTGGCACTCGATCAGCCCCTCGGCCGAGTGAGACACGCCGCTGCCCGCGAAGTAGATCGGCATCTTCAACTCGTGCGCGATCTCGGCGGCGATCTGCACGCCCTTGCGCGCGATCATCCGGCCGACGAAGCAGAGGTAGTCGTCCTTGTGCTTGTGCAGCGACCACTCCTCGGGCGCGAAGAAGTTTGGGATGACGGAGTCGAAGAAGCGCCCGGTGGCCTGGCCCCACTTGCCGTACATGAAGTGCCGCCAGGCGTTCGACTCGAAGCAGATGTGCGGGTGCCGCTCCATGCTGCGGTCCGAGATCATCACGCCGTCGTAGCCCGCCGCCCACTCGACGGTCACGCCCGGCGGCATGGCCTGGTGGATCGGCTTCATCGCAAGCCCGCCGGTGAGCAGCACGAGGTCGCCCTGCTCGTAGCGCACCATGATCTCCCCGATCGCCCTGGCGTTGATCGTGCGGTAGCTGAAGTCGGTCGACGACCAGCTCCCCGCCACGATCGGCAGCATGTTTGCGTCGCCGTCTCCGTACCACTCGTGCATCTCCTCGTCGGAGAACAGCGGCACCAGAGTGGTGCCGGGCGGGGCGTCTGACCGCTCGCCGCCGTAGAGGACGATCTCCCACCCCAGGGCGGTCATCATGGTCAGGAACTTCGCCGTCTTCGTCGTGAACGCACAGACGGTCACGTCGCGCGAAACGTGCGCGTGCGGGAGTGCGACGAGGTGCAGCCTCACGAGCGCCGGGCGCGCGTGCGGCGGCGGCGTTCCTCCGGAGTAGGTCCTTCCGGCTTCGGCTCGACCGGCTTCGGCGCGTAGCGGCGATCGTGGTTCTCAAGCGTCCGCTGCTGCCGCTTCAACTGCTTGTCGATGACGTACTCGGCCCTGTCCTTCTCGGCCTTCGTCGCCTTGCGCTCGACGCCGGTGCGCTCGTCCACGACCTTCATCTGAGGTCGCCGCGCCTCGTAGATCGCGATGCGCTTCTCGATGCGCTCCCGTCGCTTCTCAGCGGAGAGCGGCGGCCCGGTGCGGCGCGGGATCATCATGTGCCGAGCACGCTACCCGGCCAGTCGGGATCGGTGTCGCCTTCGCCCCAGTACGCGATGAGAAGCTGGGGCACGAGGCCCCACCCGCCGCTGGGAATGTCCGGGCCTCCGGGTATCCAGATGTCGTCACCGGGGCTGCCGCCGTCGACCGCACCCTCGACCTGGCCTGCCTCCAGGTTGATCCCAGTGTTCACGGCCAGCACGATCTCGCACGTCTCGGCCTCGCCCCCCATCGTCGAGTCGAAGTCGTCGAACGGGTGCGTGTCCTGGTCGAACTCCACGAATCGCCAGTGATCCAGGCGGATGCCGTACAGGTCGCCGTAGTAGTTCGGCGATGGCGGCGCCAGGTTGTTGTGGTAGCGGAACTCGCCCTGGCCCTCGTCGTAGTTCGACTTGAACAGGCTCGTGCCGTTGAAGACGGGGTAGACATCGACGATGGCGTGGATGGAGTAGAGGCCGCGCTTGAGCAGGCGCACGCCCGCGAGCACCTCTCCCTCGTCGGGATCGTTCGTCTGCCGGTACGGGCCAGCGGGACCGCCGACGTCGTACACGGTGTCGTCGAAGCTCGGGTCCCAGTCCGTCCAGTAGACGTTGTCGCCCTCGTCCTCGGCGATGTAGTGCACGCGGTTGGCCTCCGGGTCCTCGACGTTCGCGATGAGCGCGCGGAAGAAGATCGGGCAGCAACTCTCGCCCACGAGCGGGGGTCGCCGCGCAAGCTGGCGAACTCGGAAGTCGGTCGCCGCTTGCGCTCGATCGGACGTGACCTCCTGGACGGGCTGCGTCACTAGAACCCGACCTCGCCGTCGGAACTCACCTGAATCTCGGAGAGCGTCAGCACCGAGGGCGAACCTTCCCAACTGACGGTGTAGGCGTAGACGCGCTGCGCGCCCGAGAACCCACCGAGCACGTCCGGCGTGGCCTCGATCCCGATCAGGTCGCCGATGTGGAAGCAGTTGATCTGGGTACCCGGCACCGGCGTGACGTGGATGATGTCACGCGGCATCGCCGAGTACCAGGAGAACACCTGCCACTGGTAGCGGAACATGTCGCGGCCAGGCGCGCCGAACCCCGGGATGCAGTTGTCGTCGTAGCCGTCGATGATGTCGACCTGCATCCGCACGTCGTAGGCCGACTGGCTGTCGAGTCGGCGCTGGCCGAGCGGGTTGCCTCCGCTGCCCGGCGCATCGCCCCCGGAGTACGGCGGGTTCACGTCACCGCCCGGCGGGCGCACCAGGTTCGGGTCGTCACCGGTGACGTTGAAGCACCAGTGCTGGTCGCCCTTCGGGTCGGCGGCGGTGGTGATGGAGGGACCGCCGAACAGTTGGTACTTGTTGACCACCTGGGTCATGTCGCGGTTCCAGCGGATCTCGTTCGCGTTGCGTGCCCCCATGCCATAGGAGAACAGCACGTCGCCCGAGCGGTCGGTGCCGTAGTTGCCGTTGTAGACGTCGATCTGCCCGGTCACTCCCCCGCCCGGGTTGATCGGACTGAGCACGACGTCGACCTGGCCTGTCGAGATGAGCAGGCTGATCAGTTCGCTGATCTTCATCGGCCAGTCCACCGGCGCGCCGGTCAGGCCCGGGCCTCCACCCGCGAAGCCCCCCATCTGAATCGGTAGCGGCCCCTCGGCCAGCCCCGGCGGCGGCCCTCCGACGTTGCCGTCGAGCGACACGCGCCCGGTCGAGTCGACCGTGTTGATCAGCACAGCCTCGATGATCTGCGGCCCGGTCACGTACTGCTCGATGATCCGCGGCTTCGAGAAGTCGCCGTCGTCGTCGCGGACGACGCGGTACTGGAGAAGCTCCAGCGCGTCCTGCGCGTTGTAGACCACGGTGCCCTCGTCCTTCGCGCTGTTCACCTCGCGGTTGAGGATGCGCCCGTGGAACACGATGCAGGAATCCACACCGTCGGTTACCTCGATGCGCAGGAGGTCGCCGCAGTCGCCGATGGCGCGATCCATCGGGATCGTGACGGTCGCCTGCGACGGGCGGTTGAACCGTGGCGTCCATCCTCCAGAGCGGCAGACGTTGGTCACCTCGGTGCCGCCGATGTAGATGCGGGCGCTCAACTCCCCGGAGTCGGCGCAGCAGCCGATCGGGTCGGGTGGAGGCTCCGCGCCCCCTCCCCCCTCGCCTCCGAAGAAGTCGGCCTCCTCGCCGCCGCCCGTCACGACAGTCACGAACGTCGGCTCCCACACGAACCACGGCGGGTCGGGGTAGTTGACCGGAGCGTCTCCGAGCGGGTCTGCGCCGTCGAACGCCCAGCGCCCGGTCACTGTCGCGCCGAGCGAGATCCAGCCGCTCGTCGACCAGGCCAACTCGTCGACGCCGATCGTGTCGTCCGCCAGCGTGCCGCCTCCGTCACCGACGAAGCTGAACGGGATGCCGTTGACCGACCAGAAGTTGATCCCAGTCGCGGGGAGGAAGGGCGACGAGATGCCCGAGTAGAGCGTGCCGTCGATCCGCACGTCCCAGGTCGTCGCTCCCGCTACAGCGTGCACCTCGATCTGCGTCCAGTCGTCGAACACCACCGG